AACCTTTTGCTGAAGATGTTTTACTTGCAACCAAAGGATTCATTTTACCTCCAGTTTCAAAGTGTATCAAAGCATATAGGTCTTCGGTGCTAACATTTAATCTGTTAGCAAGTATTTCCATACAGGAATACAACACATCACTTGATGGAAGATTTCTGTATGGGTTTTGTAAATCAATTACCAACTGAGATTCTGTAGTCACAGTTGTTGGATTGTTGGAAGAAAGTCTGGCAATAGCAGCAGTGCTAAGCCAGAGAGAAAGAACTCCAACAAATAGTGTTCTTTTCATGAGGTATCCTTTTGTTATTTTTCCTGTCGAGTATGAGATAATGGACCCATACCGGACTCGACCTAAGTCGCGGGTTCTCCTTTTGGCGTATGCCGTTGTAAGTAGAAATCTACTTCAAATCTTTTTATTGCTCGTTTTTTCGCTTTTCAAAATTACAATTTGAAAAGACCAGACTCTTGAAACGCACTGACAATCTTAATCACAGATTCAAATGATAGATTGGTAAAGGAAGTTTTGTGTAAACTGATTTGCCATTTCCTATCTTCAATGTTCTCTGTTGGTTCATCATTGACCGGATATATTCCAACTGTGGAATACCAATTCCTATTTCCAAGATTTATGATTTTGATGTAACTGTTATTAACACTAATCAATGATTCTGGAACACCAACATCAAGAAGTTTCTGCATCATGTAAGGTGCAAGAAGTTCATTCTGGAACTTCATAATCTTACCATCCGTCTCAACCTTTTGTGCTTCCTCAAACTTGGCAACAACTAATGGAGTAATCCATTTTGGTCTTATGAGAATAGTCTTTTCAGTAACCTTTAGACTCTTCCGTTTCTTATTGCCGGTAATATAGAGACAGCCAGAAGAGTCTCTCTTAACATCCAATTCACCGCCGTGGTATCTCATTTCCAATGTGAAATTATCTTTCTTATCATAATCATGTTGGAATGCATAGACTCCAATGTCAGTTTCATGATTTGTGGATCTCCACGCATTGGAGTATGTTGGAGCAAAGTAAATTGTCTTAGGAGACTTGTTTGTTATTCTTGTAATAACTGCAGAGAGAAATTGTTTTAGTAGAACCTTATCGTTTGCCAATTCTACTCTATCATCTGTATCAAATTTATCGGTAGTGAAATATTCGTCTATATCATTCTGTGTCTTGATCATTTTCGTCCTTAAAATATACTTTCTTAAAACTTTCTAGTATGGTTAATGCGTCATCAAGCCTGATGTTTTCAAACGGAACTACTCGGTCTTTCCTGTTAGATGTTTCTTTAACAAATGACAGATCAACTTTAGTATTTCCTGTAACATCAAAACTTACTTTTTTCGTGGTTCGTATGTCTATTTTTATGTAACTTTTGGTAACAACACTCTTGCGGTCAACAGGAATGAATACCTTAGTAGTTGTATTTAGATTCTCGAAAGTTACGGACTCATTAGGAAATCCTAGCTCGCCAAGCTTACCAGAAATATACAAAGAGTTGTATTTCTTGGATTCCATCTTTAACTTATCTTCATGGACTTTGGCAAGATGGGCAGTTCTAAAAGAAGTCATGTGTTCAATAACCTTAGTTATATTGTAATGAACTGTTTCATTTTCAACAATGTAAGGTATAACAGTTTTCTTTCTTTTAACTGTTAAAATTATACCAGAATGATCAAAAACAATTTTCTCACCCCAAGACATTCCTAAACTATAACAGTAGATATAACTCATATCTCTACCAAATCTAACATCTATTCTTTCAGGGAAGATGTTCTGAATATATTTCTCTAATTCATTAAGACCATCTTCAGTGATAGGACATTGAAAACTAAATGGTGAAAATAGAAACACTTCACCATTAATAGTTTCAACGCTGGGAATACCCTTAATCATCTTCTTCCTCTACATCATCAGCATCTTCACAAAGGGTTAAACCTTTATCCTTACCATTGACAGCTTCAACAAATATTTGGAGAGACTTGGCGTAAGTTAAGAATGTGGAGAATGATAATTCCATATCGGATCCGAACAAAGAACACTGAAGTTTATCTTCATCCTTGATTTCAATATCAGTAGCCTTATCTGTTTTCAAAAGACCTACACTAAAACTTCTCCCGAAGACTGTTTTAGAATAAAGGAAATCAGTATACGCTGCTGCAGAAAATATAGTAACACCAGCTTCTTCAAGTTTACCCAAAAGATGTTGCATCTTCCACTTAGTTCCAAGCTCTTTTACTTGTACCTTGTGTTTTGTCTTATTAACTCTTTTATTGATTCGGATAATCTCGGAATAAATCTCTGACCATTTGAGACGAACATAAGACTTACCGTCTTCCTTCATAACTTCAATAGGTCGTTGAGCATTCTTTCTAAGGTGATTGTACTCAATTGTACAGTTTTCAACATTGATGTCTATGCTGGCATTGTTGTAAAAGATTCTGAATTCGGATACTTCCATACTAGAGCTGTATCCATATCCTCCCTTTTTGGTAGCGTAGAATCGTATTTCAGATTCACCATACTTCTTACCGGCAAGTGCCTTGGACATAAGCATAGACTCATGGGTATCAACCATTTCAGTTCTTGCCCATGTACCTGAGCCCCATGTGTGTGATTTCTTTGTAAACGGTTCCAAAAGGAAGTCTACTGTTAGATCAGACACGTCAATATACTTATCAAACTCTGCAATGTCAGCTTCTGTTTCAATCTTCAGATACATTTATAAGATTCCAATCTTTTATTCTGGATATGTTTTCACCCAGATCTGTCCATTTGGTTTTTAACCATTCACCATTCAAGAAAACCTCTCCAGAAATGTTATAACTGGAGAGTGAACAATTACAGATCTCTGGACGACTGAGATTTCTCACAGGCGTTCCAGAGACAGTTCTTTTATTAAGCATTCTTTGCGCGTTGGGCGCGTTTCTTATCTCTAAGGGCAGCACGGCTCTTGGGATTAGCCATAAGTCTTGCATATCTAAGGCGTTCAGCTCTACGCTTCTTCTCAGCTTTAAGCTCTTCCTTAGAAATATAAGTTTTCATTCTGGCATTAATCTCTTCCGTGGTCAATGCATGAACGGTATTCTTCTTAGCCTTAGCTCTACGAGCGGCTTCATCTTTTTCAAAGTTTGCCTTGACCTGTTCTTTATTTAAAATCATTCTACACCTTCCAGGATTGCTGCAACATGTGCTGCAGTCTTTACAGTTTCTTTCTCAGGAACCATCTTCTCTTCACGGTCGACAAGCGTAACCAGGTCTTCCTTGTATGTCACAATATGAACTCTTGCCATTGCCTTAGTTTGAGGTACAGCATCATTAACATCCAATCGTGTGAAACCCGCGAATGCCTTCAACACAACACCGAAGCTATTCTGAAGATCATTCAGCCAAGTCTCAAATGATTCTCTTGTACCAAGGTTTCTTGTTGAAATCATAACTGGTGCGTTATTAATCAACACCACATTTTCTTCTGTCCTATAGACTTTAACTCCCTCGGCTTCCAGAAGCTGAGCAAGCATTTCAGTCTCAACATTAAGAACATCAAGCTTAGGAGCCTTAACGCTCAGTTTATGATTCAATTCAATAGCATTCCACAAAATATCTCTATTCATTTTTATCCTTTATACTAAACACTAATCTACCAATTCTCATTTCATTCTCTATACGGGTAAGATATGTAACATTAGTTTCAACCGAAATACACATCTTAACATCTTCAAAATCTGTATCCCAATCAGGATACAATTTACCATCTTCATCAATACAGTTTTCCGTATCAGATATTTCAATATTAAAATATCCTTCAACATTCACATCAATATCTTCCAATGTTCTAAACGGAAAGTTTAAACTGTCAAATAAAATCATGCAGAATATAACTTCCTATCAAGGATCTTTAGGACGTCTTTATCACCTCTACCAGCCTTTGTATCACCTATATCACAATCAATCCTAAGTATAGGAGGACTTCCTATAATATGAGTTTTCCTTCCAGAGTTTGAGGTATAAGAGATCGTCACACATTCTCCAGCTATATTAAAGTAATTTACATTTGAGACAACATCTTTTTCTAATCGAAACGGAATGTTGTCTAAGTAAAGGAAATCAACATCCGAGATATTCATGTATCAACCATTCATCCCAAAACTCATAGTTTGGTTCATTCAAAAAGTTCGGGAGTTCTGTAACTCTTTCTATCTCTTCAGTAAGAAAGCTTTCCAGATAGTCCTTCTTATACTTTCCAGCACGGACTTCCCTAAGAAATCCAACATTCTTTGAAGGAAATGTTATCTTGTGCTCAGTTAAAAGCTCTTCAAGTTCCCAACATATTCTATATGCATGGTAGAATGCTTTCAAGTCAACACCATCCATATCCTGAGCCATCTTTGCACGTTCACCATACTCATCATACTTACTCTGAACAGACTTCTCAACATCAGCAACTTGTCTACCCATAGGATATTCAGAAGTTCCGACAACGAGATAATCCTCATTCATTTTGGTAGACTTGTTCCACTTGTTGTTTATCTTAACAGATGTCAATCCCACCAAATCACTTTGAGTAAGGGTATCTTGCAACCTTGCAGATTTAAAAGCCTTCTTCTTAAAAAGCTGTAATACTGTTTCTATATCAGATAGCGTTGCGCCTTTCTTAGAATACTTATACGCCTGCGACTTCACGTAGCCCATGAAAGGCATTAGGTTATTAGTAACCAAACGATTCCTATAGGTAAGTATTTCATCCCATGTTTTAGATGTCTGTATGTACAAGCTCTCTGGTGTGAAGAGAAGGTCTAAAGCATATGTCTGACCACCAAGACAATCTTTTATAAACTGTCTAAGTTCTTTTGATTCAAAGTCAATATCATCTGCAGTATTCTTTTCTTTCTTATTGGTGTTGTTAGTTATATTCATCTGGTCTTTTCCCAGAAGTATATCTTTAACAGAACACTTATGTATTTGTTTGTAATCCTTATCAGATGTAGGAACATTTGTCCCATAGAGATGTGATCCAAATATTGATTTGAATAAAACTTCGCTCTGCATATATTCCTTCCTAAAATCAAAAGAGCTACGAATCAATTTTCGTAGCTTTGTTTGTCATTTGAGACACTTCTGATCCGACTTCAAGTTTGAGTCGAGTCAAAGTATCAATCGTTATAATTTACTTTCTAAAGTACCTTAGAATCCAATTCCTTGGGCAAGTGGAGTCTCTGGCTGTTGGGTGTATTTACCGAGATAATCATTCTTGTGGAGTGCGAATGAAAGCATGAACTGACGAATCTTAAGGTCAGCAACACGAAGCATTTGTCCCATCTGTTTGCAAGTAATGATTGCATCAGAAATTTGTTTAAGGCAAAGGTTGATCATTCTTGGATCAACAGTTGTTAGGTATACAATAGTGTCTGAAATCTCTTTTGGAGAAAGTTCGGTACAATCCGAAGTAAAACCTTCAGGAAAGACTCTCTGTCCAAAATCATTTCTAATCGCACCAGTTCCAGGAATGGATGCTGCTGGGCCGAATGCTGCAACATCAGATTCTCCAAGTAGATCGCTTGCAAAAATATAACCGTTATTCATAGTAGTCTCCTGATTTTATTTATTTTGTTCTTTATCATCAGAAGATTCTTCCTCTGGTTTATCTTTGGAAGGCTTCTTGTCTTTAGCCTTATCTTCTTCGATTTCTTTTTCCCATTCAGGCTCTTTTACATTTCTGGTAGTGAAATAAAACTTCACAGTAGACTTTTCATATTTCACATAAAGGGTTATTCTACCACTAACGAATTTTAGATTCAATGCGTCAGTTGGTTCCAGTTTAAAGTTTCCAAGTGATTCAGTCAATTTCTTTTTGAAAATCGACCAAGCACCTAATGAAGAAATCTGAAAGTACAAGCCCTTCTTTCTCTCTTCCTCACCATCAACTGGTTTACCAGCAGCAGTTCCAACCAAGTTTTTTAACTCAGTTAAATTACGAACTTTGATAGCTTCCTTTTCTTCCAAATATAAAAGTCTAAATCGCATAAATAAGAACCTCTAAAAAGTATTTAGTTACTTGCTGACAGTTATGAAATTAATATTGTGGGTTAAATATTCTTTTCTTATAACATCATCAGTAACCACTTTGAGAGTGTCTGACATACTCTTGATTACATCTTCAGGAACATTCTTATCGTCAGGTTGTTCCTTTCGATGTGAGATTGCTTCCTCTAAGGAATTATACATCACAGTGACAACATCCACATCATATGTGTCTGTTGTTTCAGTATTAACTCTGAACACCGCACCGAGATACTTTTTAATATCCCTTAGGACAATATTGGTATTATCAACACAGATATTCTTTCTATAACAAAGAGCTTCCATAAATGCATTGTAACATTTGAGATGGTTTGTTCCGAGATTCTTAGGATCAAACGCATACTTTCCATTTTTCATAAAGTATGAGTCCGATGAAACAACAATTAAATCTGGATCATTTTCAAGCAAACTCTTAACATAAGTGCTTTTGCCGGCACCAGGATAACCTCTAAGCAGATGAACTTTCACTAAAACTCCAATCATAATCTGATGTAAATAACTCTCTCTGTCCTTTGATACATATCTCAGCAGCAGTCTTGTAGTCCATCCAAATAAATGAATCGACCTCTGGAAGACTCTGTCCTCTATGTTCAAAGTAGGTGTTACACTTAAATGGAAACTTCAACAGTTCGCCATGAGCATCTAACACCTTGAAAACTTTTAATGTTTTCTTTCCACTCTTATATCTAACGGAAGCATAATTGCTGGACACTTTTATTGATTTTGAAAGATCCAGCAAATCCAAATCTGTCTCTTCTTTAAGTTCTCTTATAGCGGTTTCAAGGAAATATTCCGAACCATCTATCTGACCCTTGGGAATACCATACCTAAATCCTTTAACCGATGGCTTGTTAAAACCATTTGTCGCGTGACATAGCAGAACTTTGTTGTCAGATTCTATAAGAAAACCGCAAGAGATAATCATAATGTTTCTACATACTTCCTTAAGTCGTTTATTCTGTTGTTCCAACCTTTTAGGAACACTTGTAATTTTGGATTAACTTTGGCAATCTTTTCAAAATATGCCGAACGATTGTCGTTGAACTTCTTATAATCGGAAGTCAATGCCAAGTATTTCTTCGCTCTTGCAACGCCAGAATTAACAGCCATGTCAAATACAGATGCTGCTAGACGGACATTAGTAATCTTGTCACAACCAGCGGCAGTCCAGTATTGGTTTTTGTAAATGTCATATAACTCAGAATCAGATAAGAGTTTGACCGATTGAATCGTCAATCCCTTCTTAGTTCTGTAAGCATCATACACCGCTTTAGTAACTCCGCGCATCGTTTCTCCTCCGCCATCAGATGGGTGATTCGAGTACCCACCTTCCCACTTCAAAGTAAAGGCTAAAGCTTTTTGCAAGTTATCCATAAAATACTCCTTTTAGAATATTTATGGATAGATCGAAGGGAACTTACATTCTTTTCTAATCTTCTCTGCAAACTCAAACAAGTCCGCGCGCATGGTCTTAGTGTACTTATTAAACATCGACTGCGCCAACATTCTGGCATGATACAATGTTCGGTCTGCGGCTTTCTCTTTAGCCGACCAAACGTATTGACGTTTCATATAAGCCTGGTAATAATTACGGATCAATCCTTTAAGAGCATTTCCAAGTTCAACACACTCTGGAGTATCTTTATCAGAAAAGGCCCTTTCAGCCTTAGCCATATAATTTTCGTATAATAGCTGAGCGAAGAAAGGGTCATGCACATCTTTAAAACCAAGATAAAGACATTTGGATTGATAACCCATCAGGATTCTTATTGCTCGTCTGGATGTTGGCTTATCAACTAACTTCCTTAGAGTATCAAAATGGTTTCTCAAACTTTTGTCCATCAGTATCTTCCAATCGAGAGAATGTATTCCCTGTCCTTGAGAGCATTTAAGGCATTCTTAAAAGCTTCTTCGGAACTTGAAGAGTAACAATATATTTTTCTACCGTTTGAAGTGGTTGCTAAGAACTCTCCAGGAACACTTTCGTGATGAATAGTTCTAGGCACAACTCTAATCCACTTCTTCTTCATTCCATCATACCGTAATCGAACCACTTTAGAGAGGTCTCTACGAAATCTTTAACACTGTCAAACTCTGACTTAGAGTAGAGCAGCGCCATAGATTCGTTATTAGGTAGTTCAGTTATGATATCCCGTACACGTTCTTCTGAGACATCAATGATCTTATATTCAAAGGCTTTACCTTCAACTACAAGATTATCTCCACCAAGTTCTTCATACTTCCGTGGATATAAAGACTTAATCATATCTCTCATGGCAGCATGGGTACCAGGTTCGTCATGGCAGTAAAGGATTACGGTGGTTTCGTAATTGCCCTCATCAGTCTTGACAATGCCGGAATTGGTAATTCTTCTAATCTTTATCATTTTATTCCCATTCCTTCTAATACTGACTTGATAACACACATAACCTTTTCATAGTTAGGCTTATTCTTATTTCTGATGTAGAGATTTTTCTGAATCCATTTTAAGTTATCAATGGTATTCTTCTCTTTTCTCCAATCAGGAATATCCATATCTTTGAAAAGGTTGTTAATTGTATTGAATGTTTTTTCTTCTATGAACATCTGTTAAAAAAGATGATCTGCAGAGTCAGTGTATTCGGTGAGCTGAATCATGTTAAGGGAATCGGTACCAGCTTCATTGAAATATGCTACAGGATTAGCAACTACATCTGAAGAAAGGCTCAAGCCTCTAAACTTATATTCCTTACCGAAAAGAATTGCTGGCTTGTCCAACTCAACAATAAGATAAGCTTCCTCATTATCGGTAGACCAGACATCTCCAGACTCCAATCCGAGTTCTGAATCTTCTTCGCAACAGTCGCAGCTTTCACATTCGCACTCTTCATCAGTCTCAGCTTCAACAAGCAAGGTGTCTTCCGAAAGAGCAGTATAATCAACATCATCAGAGAACTTCTGAGACTTGTTATTCCAACCAAACTCTTCACCCTCAGTGGTCTTAATCACATATCGCTCCTGCTTAGAATCCTTAATGGACCAAACAATACCTACGACATATGGCTTCTGTGATAATACGAACGTCTGACCTTTTTCAATTTTCATAATTATTCCTCTATGGTAAACTTAGCGCGTTTTGGCTTCTCTGAATTACTATCGTCTTTTTTAGTTTTTACAACTATCTCTTTTTTAACAACGGTAGGTGGTGGGGTGACTGGAGCTGGTGCAGGTGCGACTTCTTTCTTACCACGTTTCTTCTTATCTTGTGGTTTAAAGACTCCAGCATCCAACTTTCTCTGTATTTCCTTGTCTTTATATTCCTTTGCAATTATATCCGCTTCTCTGCGATTTATGATTTCAAAAGGACTACCAGAAACTTTTAGAATGACACCCCAAACATCTGTGACTTCATCCCATATACCCATTGTTCTTGCATAATTTTTAGCAGACTCGATCTGCTCTTCAGTCTCATAAGGCAATATTGTCGGACGATCCTGTTCAAATGTGCAGTTACCATCAATCCAATACTTATCCTTACCACTACTATTGATAAAGGCTATAAATGTTTTTGTTTTAGTTCTGTCCATAACACCTAAAGGAAGAGAGCCTATTGACCCTCTTCCTGAGATTAATTACCTATCAAGCGTGTCTGTTAAGTACTGCGTGGAAGCCCCACCCCTCAGCCGTGGGATTCTTTGTGTTCTTGGTAGAACCGAGCCAAAGAACCTTACACTTGCGAGGCTTATGAGGATTGTTCTGGAAGAACATATCTGAGTAGATAACAATACCGTCATACTTGTGTTCATCAACATACTTCAAAGCGGGGTCTGGATCAGTTCCACCTCGACCACCGATTTTGAAAGTCTTCTGAGCACGTTTCAGCTTAGTTTCAACAGCTTTAATCTGTGTATCGAAAAGCATATAGTGAACTTCGGCGTGCTTACACACGGAGTTGATGACAGCAAAGCCTTCAGCAACGTCCTCATCACTCATAGAGCCGGAGGCATCTACAGCGAATAGGATCTTCGTTGTGTACACTCGGCGTCTTCCAGGAGCATCCAAATCGAATCTACGGTTGGGTTTCATTCTTGTGGAGACTTGTTTAGAAGTCTGAACCGATGTATTGAATCTGCGAACAACTTCCTTCCAAGAAATCTTGGGAGTATTAGCCGCAACAATCTGTCCCATCGCATCACCAGAATACTTACCCCAAGACTTTGACGAGCCCTTGTGGTTTTCTACAAAGTGCTGAACTTCTGCATCAAGGAGTTCGTTATCGCCCCAGTCCTTTGAAGAAGAACCGTTGGGATCCATGTAGTCCTTGATAGCATCTTTCTGCTTTCCGAACTCAGCGAATCCTTTACCATCTCCCTGTCCGTCACCATCTCCATCTCCACCATCGCCATCACCATCTTGTGGAGGCTGGTTCTTGTCACCAAACATCTTAGTGGTGTTCTTCTGAGTCTCTTCGAGTTTATCCATCAATTGACGGAAGTATTCCTCGAAGAACGAATCATTCTCAAGTCCGAAATCCTTCGGCATTGGAATAACATCTTTCAACCCATCAGTGTTGACAAGATTCTTCATAATCAACTGATCGACAGTGATCTGTGAAGAGAGTGCAGAGATGTGCTTTGGCTTCTTCAAACGAGACGTAGGATGTCTAAGCAGCAGCTTGAAACACTCTGACGCCATGATTGCTTCCAGAACTTCATCAGTCAAAGCATTGATAAAGTTAGGATTATATCTAATAGTTGGTGGCATGACCAAGCTATCAATACCAATAGTCTTTTGATTAGGATCAGCCACCTTTTCTACAAGGGACCATGCACCCAGCATCATAAAGTCGTCAAGATACCAATTAGCAACGATCTTGTCCATTCGCCTTTCGGCTTTACCTATATCTGCCATTGTATTCCTTAACAATGAAATGGGATGAAGTTACCCTCATCCCATCGAGTTTTTTACTGCTTCTTACCGCGAAGAGTTTCCATGAACTTCTTACCAACATTGCTATTGGAGACGATCATGATTCGCGGCCATTCCTTAGACTTGTTCGATGCTTCAGACACGATTCCGAAGAATCCAGCCTGACACTCGGTGTTGATCACATCAATGTAATTTTCGATGTTCTTGCAGATCTTGGCTGCATATTCCTTGTTCTTCTTGAGCTTGTCCACATTGTCATCCATCCAGTAAGCGATCTGGTTGTTCATGTGGAGGGACTCTTGGATCTGCATGATCTTGACCTTCTCTTCGACCTTATCATCCCACTGCTCAAGAATCAACTTAGCAGAGAGACCAGAGCCGACTTCACGGATGTACTTGTCAAGAGCGGTAGCGGAACGAGTTCCGATAACACCAAGCAAGATATTCATCAAGGTCTTACGATTGCCTTCGAGCAGCTTAGGATTCTCATTCAGAGTATCGCTAACGCGCTTCCAAGAACGACGGGAAGGATAGACTTCACCAGTCTTAGCTTCCTTGCTGTTCGGTGGATCAAGGTGATCGTTGTGCTTACCAATGAAGCCTTCGATGATGCCGTTGACCTTAGAGTCGTGAGCCCATTCGAGCCACTCATCAACGGTAGGACGGAAGTCATAGACATTGAAACGGTCCATAAGAGCCGGATCAAGATCCTCGACCTGGTAATAGCCATCATCCATGGGATTCATAGCGGCGATGATGCGAGTGTTCTCGGGAAGAGAACGGCCAGACAACTTGCCATATCCATCACACACTGCATGATTTCGGGCTTACCACGATTGATTTCGTCAAGGAAGATAACGACATTTTCATTCATGTCCACCGGCCACCACTTGGGAGGAGCGAAGTCAGTGATGAAATACTCTTCACCAGTCTGAGGATCCTTCTTGGCGATTCGGGTAGGAAGACCGATGATGTCACCAGCGTCAGCTGCCTGACCAAGGAACAACGTAACCATTCGATATCCACGAGCTTCCATGTAGGACTTGATGGATTCCGACTTGCCGACGCCGTGGATACCCTTCAGGAGGATAGCCTGAGAAAGAGGGGTGTGGTCGATGATGTCAATAAACTCTTTAATGCTTGCCATGATTTATTCTTTCAGATGCTCTCGACTAAACGTCGGATGATGATTGCGATTTCTTTCATAAGGATAGAATCTTCCTTATGGTTGTTGTTTACTGCGGTTTCGAGTTTGGTCAAAGTTTCTTTATATTCCTCAATTTTTACATTGGTGACATAAAGAACATAACCCATGAACAATAGTAGAAGGGTTTGGATCCCAGCTACATAAAGGATTACTTGGTTTTCCACTTCTTCTCATCCAGCTTAACGTACTGAAGTCCGAGTGCTTGATTGTAACGAGGATTGATCCGCATGCCGTGATTGTAATGCGTGTACTCGTTAGTAATCAACCAAGTCTTGATTCCGGAGAAGATGGAATCATCAACATCCCAGTCATCAATATGAATGTCTGCATCGACCTTCTTCAAGAGACGAGCCTTGGAATCCGAAGGACTGACGAAGAAGTAATCTTCAAACATTCCAGGAAACTCTTTCTCGACTTGAATCTTGGTGTCACGAATCAAGCAAGGATGTCTACGGGTCACAGCATATAGCTTGTGTCCTGCAGCATGCCAGTCACGAATCGTGGGATACGACCAGATGTAACCACGTGCCCGACACATAAAGTCTGGGTTGAGAAACTGACGCTGAACATCTTCAGCGATCTCTCGTGGGAAGTTTGCGAGACTCCATTCAGTAAAGTCAGAATACTTGTAATCTGCGCCATACTTCCGGTTGATATACTCAATCACAGGAATGTGAATGAGGGTGTTGTCAATATCTACGCCAATGCGAAGCTGCTTGGTCTTACGGATCGAAGCAACTACTTGGTCAAGATTTCGTGTCATTATATTCTCAGTTTGTTTTTGTGTTCGCCCACATTATAAATTACTAATCTCGGGCCAAAATTAGTAAGGATTTACATTCTCATTCATTAACACGTCAGCTTGCTGATAAGTGTTAAGATTCTTCTTCCAATTTCTCTTACCTTCATACATAGACCCACCAGGGACATCAAAGGTAGATTTTGATATAAGTCTTGTATATTCTTCCGAACCACACTCTGGACAAGTTATAGGGTCTACAACATCAGCAATGGGTTTGTTAAAGAAAATCTCTTCAATGTGCTTACATTTAGCACAGCCATACTCGTAAATCGGCATTATTCTTCACCTTTGTCTTCGGAATCTTCCCAAAGACCAGACTCATCAAACAAGTTCATAGGAAGACCAAGGTCAAGTAGATCCTTTTCCTCTTCTGAGGAAGCAAAGTCTGGGCGAAGGTCATTAACAACTTTCAAATCACCAGTCGATATGCGACCAATCATATCTTCAATCTCTTCCTTAACATTATACTTGAGAGGCTTTGGTTTGCTCATCTCCTCTATAACGCTTTGGTTGAAATCGAACTCTTCCTTAGTCATTTCTCTGACAAACACGATAGATGCCGAGTCAAGTCCATACTGATTCTTGATGGTAGATTCAATTGCTGCAGGGACAAACATACCAGTAGGAGACTTGATAACCATAGTCTGAGTTGCAGACACAGGGATCTTGTTAATCTCCGGCTTACCAGTAGCTTTACCGATTAGCTTTTCAATCTCATCTTGGTCATCATTTCCCAAAGAGGCGCTGATGTCCATCATCTTTGTGCCAGAAGCACTTATGAAGAAGTATTTTGTTTTGTCGTCCATATTGTGCTTTCGTTAGTATGCTATTTGATATATTTGAAAAATGATTTTTCAATATCTCTTTCTTTGTTTGTGGCTTTTTGCTTTGAGACACAAAAAAAGAGTAACTCGTTGGAGCTACTCTTATATTATTTGAATTTACTTTTTGAGAAAATCTATTTTCTTTTTGTCAGCTCAATAATTTGTCAACCGTTTCATGTTGTTCAATTTCTTAGAAACGGAAACCAAGTAATCGTGCAAAGACTTCTGCTCTTCTTCGTCAAACTTAATTTTCTTATTGACCTTTTCAGCAACTGCTTCCGGTGTGAGTTTCTTTGCGGTGAGATCCTCGAAAACATTATACATGAAATCACCAGACTTCTCAACTGCTCTTGACAACTTATACTGAACTCTCTCAAAAGGAGACTTGCCTTCAAGGTTCTTATCCTTTTTAAGCTCAGCAATTCTGTCGATAATCATTTCACCAACAGTCTTCTCATCAGCATTCTTGAGTCTATTCCAAGCAATAGCTCCGAGAGTCAATGCCATTCCTGCATTTGCAATAAAGTCAATTACAACATTCTCTTCCAAAGATTCCATTCCTTCACTAAGAAGGTAATTGGCCAAACTTCTTGTATCCATTTTTATAGTTCCTCTTTAGAAATATTTATGCAGTAATTTTATTTTGCTGACATTCTTTGAAATATTGATCTATAGTTTTAATGGTATAATCTTTATATATCTTTGATGGCTTATTCCATACAATATCATTATCTCTGATATAATTTCTAATGTATTCAAAAACTTGTTCTCGTGATCCATCATATTTGAAATGACATACCAATGACAAGTAATGTTCCACAAAAGCTTTTTTCAGATCCACTTTCTCTTTCATCCACAGAATATAGAAATCGAGCACCGCCCAATACAATCTTTTAGGATGTGTAGCATATTCTTCCTTTGAAACTCCGGAATACAATTTACATTTAGTATTTCCTTTTAGGCACAAATCGGCATCATCCATACCATTGAAAATGACATCATATTGTTCTTGTGCCAAATTGTGCATATCTGAATCCGGCAGGTTCATTTTAAAATGATTATATATTCCCAACAAGTGTTCAGTCTTAAAATCAAAATCTCGGAACACTTGTTCAAGAACGTGATATTCTTGGGTCAGATAATTAACTTTTGGTTCTGGTGGATATATTCTTCCTAACACCCAAGGTATAATTTCGGAAAGATTGTCACTCTCAGAAACACTGTTACGAACATATGCCCAATAGTCCAAAACACGCTTGTCGAACAGTTCCTTGTTGTTTGTAGTTTCTGTATAATATGCTGTTGACACAACATCTGTAGTCTTATGTTTAACAAACACAGTAAACGTCATAAGACCATCTACAGCGTATGACAACTGCTCATTGCAAATAAAGTATTCGTCAGCACTATGCTGTTCACTAAACTTCATCATCTTCCTTTGAACCATTTATGTATTCAAGAATGGCTTCGTTGGTATTTTCCATAGTTTCCCAATACATTTTTACAGATACCTCTCGGACTAAGATTCCAATTTGCTGATTGACAATACCAAGTGATATAAGTTCGTCACCAGTTATGTCAAGTTCTTTTATTGTAGTAGGTGTGTTGAAGATGTGTGCTGCCACCTTAGCAACATCAGATAACATCTCAAACCGTCTAAAGATATTTCTAACACTTTTCACCAACACCTTGTTCTTAAAGTGTATGGGATCAAACTGTTCTCTTCCTCTTGTTATTCTGTGGATACGTCTTGCCATTCCAATATGGTCGGCGTTATCATTTGTAACACACATATTGGTATACGTTCCGTTGTATAAGAACATTGCGACCAAGTAAGTGTTCACCACATCATCTTCAGATAATTCTGATACTGGAATTACTTCAATATCACCAGGTATGTATTGATTTACACCAAACAGTTCATTGTGAATGTTCCTTCCTAATACAGTTTTGAATATGTGATGGGACTTACAAACGTGAGTTCCTTTCAAGAACATTTTCTTGTATTCCTCATACACACGTTCCTTTGAAACTGTAGACAATAGACCCAAAGGAAGTTTGTCGGAAAGATGCATGGTCATATCAAATCGGTGTGCAAATTGAATTAACCTAAGCAATCTCAAAGGATCTTCGGTATATCTGTTAAGAGGAGTGCCGCAGAACTTTATATATTTCCCTTTGATAGATGCAACTCCATCAAACGGATCAATAAATGTTTCAGTTTCTATGTTATATGCTATGGCATTCATTGTAAAATCTCTTCTTGAAAGGTCTTCAAGAAGAGTTACACCACCTGTTACTACCAAGAAATCTTGATGACCAGTTCCTGTACTAACTTCTGTTCTAGGAATTGCAAAGTCAAACTCTTCACCGTCTATAACTGCTTTAACAATACCGAATGACTTACCGACTTCTTTCACAATACCTATTGAAGAGATTGCTTCAGATATCTGATGAATGGTTGCATTGATAATGACGTAATCTCTGTCCTTGCTTTTCCTGGACATAAAATAATCCCTCACTGCACCACCTACAAGATAAACTTCCACAGACGGTATATATTTCTTCAATGTCTGTAGGATTGTTATATCTATTGGTGCAGTGAGGGACATGATTACTCCAGTTTGAAAAGATGGATGAATATCTTAGACCATTCTCTTATCAGAAGATCATCGCTCAGAGAGGATATTAAGATACTTGTCTCGTTATTTACTAGATTTTTATAAAAATCAAAATCATCTTTTGGATTTGATCTGTTGATGTTTTTCAATTTATACTTGAATGTTGTACCGACATCTCCAAATAATGTGGTGTGAACTTGCATTTGTTCCAGTTCGTGAACATTCTTTTTAATATATTCCAAATGTTCTTCAGTAACTTCATCATAAACGTCCAATCCAATCAACATATTGTATGGAACATTAATACTAAAAGAACGTCTCATGGACCTTCTATAAGTCGCATCCATGAGATACATCCGTTCGACCTTTAATAGGTTCACACAGTTCCGTAAAGACTGATGACTTGCATCAACTGTAAAGTTGAGTTTCTTAAAGATTCAAAGGATGTGTTCAATACAGAAATATCAAAGTCCTCATAATCATCAAGATCGACTTCAGATTGGTGTTGAGTTATTTCGGAATAAGGAATGAATAATTCTGGCCGATCAATCCTTATCTTCAAAGTCTTGTATTCTTTACTGTCTTCAATGATAAGAGCTTCATTTTTGAATCTCCAATCGGTGATAAGGATTACATCTTGCTCGGACTTCTCAAGCTTTTCCTTCATAGTCTTAGCCCAATAGAACTCATCGACCTTATCTCTGAAGATATCTGTGGCATAAGTCTGAAGAAGAATCCTTGTAATATCATTCTTATCTTCGTACCAATTATCATCATCTGTGTACAAGCATTTAGCACCGACATCTTTAGAAACATCATTAAGATAATTTGTAAGGTTTCTAAAAACATCTTTACATTGATCCTTAACAGGCTTTGCAAAATAATCAAATGTGACTTTCTTATCAGTATATTTTGACATCTCATCAATTAACATATCTGCAAAAGTATTCTTACCGGACCGCATCTTACCAGATATTAACACAACTACTTTCATATTTTCTCCAAAAAAGAAGAGCTGATGATTAGTCAGCTCTTTATCTACCACTATTATGTATTCTATTACTCTGCGCTGTCGTCTGTCTTATCTACAATTGGACCAGAAACTTGGGTTGTTCCTCTAAACTCTGGAGACAAATCCGACTTCTGATATGAGTGTGCGAACTCCATATACATAGGTGCGAATGCTCCATCTGAGTCTACAAGTTGAGTTAAGGTATAAAGATAGAAGTGATGATAACCACCCTTCACAGAAGTACCTTTGATAACTGTTAATGGAATATCATTTCCTGACATATTGTTCAGAATGTTTTTTGTTCTGTAATCTTTCTGTGTAGCTTTAGTTCCGAGATATTCCCAAGGAGTCTTAGAATCCTCAAGTCCCTTGTTACTGTACAATCTCCAGACAGGTAGAGCTGTTGTTCCAAAGATGGAGTCTGTGTACATATCTACCAACTCATCAACATATTCTTCCATGTGTTTCTGATCAACATTCCTGATGACTAGATTCTTAATGGATTCCAGGAATGCGAAATTGAATAGCTGTCTTAGGAACAGATTCTCATCATACTTGTCAACGTGTGCAGGTACGTTATACATCAAATCACAGTGTTTTGTGAATGAAGATTTCTTAATGGCAACCAAAGAATTCTGAATCTTGCTATTGGCAATCTTGTATTTAGCAATCTTACCCTTTTCATCAAGACTCATTATTTGTGCGATTACCCGAGCAATATCTTCATTACGGGCTTCAGTTAAAGGAAGTCCAAACAATTCAGTAGCAAGACGGCTAAGATTTGCTTCAGTGTATGTCTTTATTCCGGAAAGAAGTTTAGATGACCAGCTCTTCAACTTGGATGTCAAGCTAAGGAGTTTCTGGAATTGTTCTTTTCCGAGTTTCTTCAGAACTTCCAATCCACTCTTCGCTGCTGAAGAAAGTTTGCTAATCAATCCTTCCTTTAGAATAGCATCATAGATGTCAGCTTCATTAGTTGATTCAAACATCTTAGAGGCATCTGCAGCAAACTTATACTTCTTACTGAGAGACGTCTGTGCTCTACCAAGTTGATCAGTATCCTTTGTTTTCAAAGATAGCTGATAATACTTTGCAACAACCATACCGTCTTTATTGACAGTAACATAACCTTCTGAAGCATTTCCATGAAGTGTTGTTGACGGAAGATTCATAAGTTTGAGAAGTTCTGCTGCAGGAACAGATGATACTAATGCGTCAACTGTAGAACGCTTGATCTTATTCTCTCCATACTTCATCAACTGTTCTTCAAGATCTCTGTATTCTGTAATACTCTTGCAAACAATATTAACTGGAGAGAACTTAACAATTTCCTTGTGGAACTTTGTTGCAGGGATTCCATACGCCAGTGTTGTATACCAAGCTTCATAACCCCAAGTTTTGTGATCTTTTATGATCCAGCTTGATTTATTATTAAACTCCTTGGATGAGTGAAGCGCGTCTGTGTAAGGTTCAATAAGTTTTTGAAACTGTTCATCGCTTGCTAAATCTTCATCTTTAACATCAGCATTTCTTTCACGGAAAGTGTCAATCTTCTTTTTCAATTCTTCAGCATCATAGTAGAATCCAAGAAGTGTATGGGTTTCATTCTCCTGTGTAGATCCTTTAATTTTGAGCTTTCCACCAGAAGTTGCACCTTCATGCACATTGAACATGAATCCAATTTTAACAGCTTCTCTGGCAGCAGGATAGATGATCTGATATATCATGTCAGTATCTTCATCAAGAAGAGTGTAAATGCCGTACTTAAGTCCAACTTTCTCAGCGCCGAACTTCAAAGTTGCGATAGCATCTTCTCTGGTCACACGGATGTGATTTATGCTGTCAGACTTTAGAGCACCTCTTTCCTTATTCTCAGCATCTGTCAAATTCTTATCCCAATAAAACTTGTTAGCGAACTGATAGATTTCCGAGTCCGGGCTCTTACTCATGAATTCCTTAAAGTAATCTCTAGGAATATCCACAAAGTCATTTGGCAATTCTCTAAAGGTAGCATGATCCGTAGAGTATGCTATAATTCTTTTATAAGCACCTTCCGATTTATATGATTCTAAAGTCTGTTTTCCATCTGTCGACTTAACATCAATCAAAGAGAATGTGTCAGCAAAGTCAGGAAGTGGATCACCAGACTTCTCAAGCGGATATTTAAATAAAGCTTTGAAGCCAGCTTCTGTTAGACGTAGTGTTTTACCATGAAAGTCTTTCTGAGTGATGGATTTTCTATCAGCAAAACCACCATCATCAGCTTCAGCTAAAATTGAAAGAGTCTCATCCAGTCTGCTTAACTGCCTGGCACGATTAGATTCGTAATAATCCTTAAACATTGGCGTTTTCCTTTTTAATTATTTAGTCCTCATCATCGTCGTCATCTTCATCCATTTCATCATCATCTTCCTCGTACTCATCTTCATCAATCTCATAACCAATCATCATGCGTGCCATGTCACCATCATACATATAATCATCTTGGTCGTGACCAGTGTAGTCAATCAATACGTTACCGCACAACTCACACTTTCTTGTAACTTTGGGAAGCTCCATAGGATGATTAAACTTCAGATAGTTGCCGCAAGCACAGTTGACTTCGAGATAAGGTATTTCTTCAGCTTCCATCTGCTTAGTTGTAACTTGTTCAGTGACACAGTTCTTGGAATCAGTCGTATCTAATGAATTGATAATCTCTTGTGCTGTGAGATTTCTTCTGCGCTGTCCATCTGGTAATACATCAGTAAAACGCATAGAGTCTAATGCAGTATAATCAACATCAAGTATAGGTGCAATTGCTGCCATAGCATCTAAGAAACCGATCAAGTAGTCTCGGTTCTTAACAACTACTGGAACATAGTATTCTTTTGGATATATCACTTTCTAGTTCCTCCGAACTTTCTTTTAATTTTTTCAATATCTTCTGGAGTCATAATCTTCAGAGCCAGTTCCATATCTCTTTTACCAAACTCAAAGTATTCACCAATCAAATCTTTATTCTCGGCTTCTTCTTTAGTATTTTTAGGTTTCTTATACCAAGTAGTTTTTATAAAAGCTTTTGGTAGGAGAGATTCATAAAATCTGTGGTGTGCATCTTTAGGAATGTCTGGAAATCTATCCATTTCTGCCACTAAAGGAAGAATGGCGTTTATTGAAGACGCCATTCTATTAATCATAAACGGGATGTATGTCGATTCTATCTCAGGGTCAGAAGAATTGAATCCTTCTTTCTGCTGAGTTAGATTTTTCCAATGAGTGAAGATATTAATTTCTGGTCGCTTTTCATCTTCCAGAACTACCTTTTCATTGGAGGGTTTCTTTTTTTTCATTTCTCATCTTTCTGGTTCAACGCAAAGTATTTCAAATGTTCCAGATTTGCATTCTGAATCAATCTCTTTCTGTATATCGTTAATTTTAACCATCGTTTCGCTGGTTATCTCTCTTGCCTTACGATACATTATTGTTATGATTGGTCTTATCTTTTCAAACAATCTATCGTTGGACTCATCAACCTCATTTCTTGAGACTAATGAAGATTCAGGATAGTAGTCGTCATAGAATCGTTTCATCAAGGAGAATGTTAAACGAATCTTATCTTCCACAAAATCTTCCCATGTGTCTATTCTTAGATCCAATAAATGGTTAGCTTTCATAGATTTCTTAAACGTCTGTTCATTAATGCAGGAATCTAACATAAGATCAACCATCATCATGTAATGACGATAACTATCATGGTTCTTAACATCTGCAGATTTTTCTAATTTCTTGGATAGAAGATTTCTATATTCTTCAGTAAACATATCACGAATGACTGCTACTTTATCATCACAGAAGTTCATCTGTCTTTCAAATATATCAGCATGATATTTAGAAATGAGTCGTTCCTTTTGAACAATAACATTTCTAAATCTGTGCAGCGCTACTTCATTGCAAGACTTATGAACAGTATCTTTCTTTTTTCCGAAAACAAAAGAAGCGAAACCAATCTTAACTGTCATTGGTTCCTTTCTTATCCATGAGATTATTCCAAATACTATAGATACGAGAACTATAGCAGCAATAGTAACCAACGCTGCTGTCAGTCCTTGGCCCGTAAAGAGTGTTAAAAGTTGTGTCATATCCATAATTACCTCACTTGTAATTATTTATATGCGGTATTTATCTTAATGGAAATCTAAGTCCTCTATTCTTCCATTTGGTTAAGAATAGTTCTTTATTGTTCTTCCAATCATCTTGATGGATACCTTCACCAGCAGATTTATGTTCAAGAAGGATGTCAAATACTCCAACTTCATATCCTAACCACTTAGCGTCTAAGCAGTAATCGTATTCGTAGAAGTTATAAGATCCAGGGCAAACTTCAGTATCAAACTTCAGCTTATTCACAAGTTCACCTCTGACCATGACACAGAGACCATCAACGACACAGATGTTATTGTAATTTCCCTTAGTCTTAACCATGTGATACTTATTCTTTTCATTTCCATCAACCCACTGCATAACGTGACCGCGATGTAATGATCTATCAGATAGCCACCATCCAGCAGTTTCATGCAGCTCTGTAGCACCTATAACACCAGCAACTCCAAGCTTAGGTAGAGTGTCGAATACAAATAGAACCTTATCTTCAAAGTCTGGATCAATTATCTTCACATCACCATGACAGAAGATTACAATGTCGTCATTAGCAATGGAGAGTGCAGAAATGCCAGCATTGTACTTCTCATATATTCCATTACCATCAAACACCTGAGCTACTTCATACTTTCCATCGACACATGGTCCTAGAAATGTATCATACACATCACCTTCATATCTTGCCACAACAAACTTAATCATAGAAATAATTGAACTCCATCTGGTATTTTATGTGTCTCTGAAGATTTCAGATTAACAGCATTCTCTTTATTATCTATATTGTCTAGGAATCTAAAGACATATACAGTTCTCTTATAGATCGTTTGTAGAACATCTTTCAGATCATAATAAAACAATCTCTTTGCCCCAACTGGAGGAATGTTATAAGTCATTCCGTTGGTTAGCTTAACATCGACAGAATATTTTCTATCTTCTTTCCTAATTTCAATACTTGCGGTAGTTTTCGGATCTACCAAATAATTTTGTATATAGCTCATAAAAATCCTAAAAGTTTATCTATCTGTGTTTCAAACAACATACCTTGAAAATGACATATCTCAATATCATTTTTATAAACAACTGTTGTTGGAGTCATAAGTATACCAAGGGATTCACAGAAGTCAACATCAGTATCATAGTCAAATGTGTAAAAATGACCGATGTGTTTTTTCAGTTCTTCAATGTGATCTCGGCAAGTCCAACAACGAAAAGAATGGAATACATATACTCCATTCTTCTTGGTATTTATCAGGTCAGATTTAAAAACCTTTTGCATAATCTATTAAGAAATGAACATCTTCTGGTTGAAGCAAATCATCTCTTCTCCATACAGGAATACCATTTTCGTAAATGATAACGACTGGAATCTGATCAATATTGTGATTGGTGATGTAGAACTCCACATCATCATCACAGCAAACAGTTTCATACTTCTCAGGAATAGCTCTTGACAATAATAGCTTTTGGGTTTCACAAACTCTACAATGGTTTGAGTAAAACAGGACAATGCCTGTCGGCTCATTACTCATAAAGTTTTCAAACTCTGATCTGTTCATATTTCCTCTTATAGGTTTGACATAATTTCAACAAGCATGGCAGCAAAAGGAATTTCCGGATCAGTGCTAAATGATGCTCGGTATTGCCATTCTGCTATGACAAGAATAATCTGTGCTTGCTTGGACTTGTCAGCTATTCTTGGTATTAGATTGTGATAAAGGTCAGAATACATATCATCAAAAGAGTAACCAGAATCTAACATGAACTGTCTTGCCATTGTGAACTTCTTTGTCAGAATCAAATCATAGAATTGATCTTCAACAGATTCAAAGGTGAAAATGTTACTGTCAATAATTCCATTTTGCTTTGAGTATTGTTGAAGAGTTCCGTACATCTTACGAATGTCTGGATAGAGATTCTCAGCGAGCTGATCCACAATATCTTCTTTATACTCAACACTCTCATTCTGAAGAACCATCTTCAATCTACGTTGGACCTTTGGAAGCATCTCTTCACGAATATCTTTGGTATTCATATTGAAATCATATTCCATCAAACGTGAACGAAGAGCTGGAATAATTTTATTCACATAATTGCAGGTCAAGATAAACCGACAAGAATTATGGAACTCTTCCATAGCAGCACGCATAGCCATTTGAAGCTTTGGTGTAGATCCATCAAACTCATCACAGATAACGATCTTCTTTTTACCAGAGAGATTCTTACCAGAAGCGAATCTGGCAATATCTGTTCTCAAAGTATCAATACCCGATTCAGATGAAATATTAATGTAGAGGTAATCAGCATCAATATCGTCACAGATGGCTTTAGCTACAGATGTTTTTCCGGACCCTGGGGTAGAACTAAAAAGAAGGAGATTTGGCACTTCTCCTTCTTTCACAAGGTTCAAGAAAAACTTCTTATACTTATCCGGTAGAAGCATATCAGCTACGGATGACGGCCGATACTTCTCTGTAAATAATGTATAGGATAGTTTCTTTTTACTCATTTGGTTTCTTTCTATGCAATCTCTGCTACGACTTCTTCAGTCTCAATCTCAGGAACAATCTCATGCTTCAGAGCTTCGAGTCTTTCTGCTTCCTGGAAGGCTGCCAGACGAAGTGCTTTACGCTCTTCAAAGTCTGGAGTGTTCTTTCCAAGATTAGCTTTTGACTTCTCTTCTGCAGAGTACTTCTTGTTCATAGCATCAGCTTGGAGGGTGATGTACTTACCAAGACGCTTCTGGTAATTTCTCTTTGTGGCTCTGTTCCAAGAGGGCATGCTCTGTCCTCTCCAGTCAGGATTCTCAGCAAAGAACTTCTTGTAAATGCAATTGCAAGGCTGAGGGATATCTCCATCAATGTTAATGCCAGTGTAACCACGGCCATAACACTTCTTACACTTCGGATTAGGATCGTTGACTTCCTGACCCATCTGCTTTGCGAAAAGCTTCAGACGTTCAAAGACGCTGATACTCTTCGGGTCAATAGCATTGCCATTCTCATCAAAGAAGGTATCACCCTTGTTGATCTTAACCGTAGAATAATCTTGAGTAAAATCAAAACTTTCTACGGCATCTGTTTCGACTTCATCTACCATCTCTACTTCAGTAAATGGCAGTTCTGTAATTTCGGTATTCAGTTCTTCGCTCATTAGTTATCCTCATCAATTGCGGTTACGAGAATGGATGCAACAATGCTTCCAGACTCAAAGAAGAATCGTAGAAGTCCTTCAGACTTCACTTCAACACGGTAGTCAACATTCAATAGATACTTGAACACTTCATCAGAGATGGTGATCTTGAACTCCTCATCTACTGGAGACGAGATAGCGTAAGAGTCCTCGAAGGAGTTGTTGTTGATATTAGTCTTAGCCTTCACGCCAACTTCGTCACCATTAAAGGTGAAGGAGATGTTGTTGTTCTTATCACCAAGAAGACCGATGACCTTCTTGATATGAACTAGCTGGTCAGCACTAAAATCAAAGTAAGTATCTGGCTCATCCCAAGAAACTTTCTTCAAAGAACCCTTGATCACTTCTGCATCGGAGAGAGGATAGTTAATCTTTCTCTTACCCTGAGTAATGATCACTGCTTCTGTTTCCTCAGACTCACCTTCATTGATAAGGTCTTGAGAGATAACAGGTGCCTCGAAGAGGTTGAAATAATCAAAGAACTCTCCATAGTTGTAGAAGCAAATCTCGGTGCCATCAAACTCGAAGGCGGAGGTTGGTGCATCTACAGTAAATAGAATTGTCTTTGATCCATTTGCTGCCTTGACATGAATGCCTTCAGCATCCTTAACAATCTTAATTGGAGTGTTTCCATCCTTGGTCTTAACGATCTTGGACAGGTCAGCAATAATCTTCAAAGCATTTTTATCAAAATTAACGGTTTTCATTAGTTTCCCTTTCGTATCTCTCAATTATAGCAATTTTAATTTGTATCAACAACAGTATTAAATAGTCGTCTGTGAAGGAGTAATAGTTCCCTCAGCGGTGACAATCTGTATATCAGCAGTAAGCGGTTCTAAAGAAACTCCAGTCGATCCAAGTCCACCTTCACCACGAATACGTTCCTCATTTGAAGAACACAGATATTCATTCGATTCAAATGCTTGAACACGGTATACAGATTGAACTGCAACCTCGGCGGCAATCTGCGCGATTCTATCACCAACACTAATCTCAAACGGAATGTCTGAAGAATTGTGCAGAATGACCATCAACTCACCGCGATAGTCTGAGTCGATAACACCAGGCGCGTTCAAAACAAATACACCTTTCTTAGCAGCAAGGCCAGAACGAGAATAAATGTGAAGTTTAAAGGCACTGTCAATATATTCAACCTTAAGCCCTGTCTTTACAACTGCGGTAGAATGTGGTCCAATAGTTTTTGCTTCTACAGAAGACAGGTCATGACAGGCGGCATCTTTGGATCCCTTAGTTGGGACTACAGCATCTTTGTGAATAGCTTTTAGTTCGAGTGGAAGGTCCACATAAATTGTATCAATATACATCACTTTGTTCCTCTATCTGTTAACTTTCGTAACAGTTCAATTATAGTATCTAGACGGTCGATTATGTCAGCATTTGGCTTTGGTTGTTCAACATCAATATTTGGCATACAGCACGCACTCGAATGTAACTGTTCAAATTCATACCCATCTCTGCCAAGTCTGAACTGTGCCATATTATTCCTTTATTACTATGATGCCTACAAAGTTATAGGACATGAAGAATAGATTCGGTTTACCAATACATTCCAATTGTTTCATGCTATCGGCAAGACTTTGAGGAGTCATAATTCTTCTGAGATCACGTTCCTTGCTAAGGATCTGATCACCAGTGAATGACTTATTCTTAAACTCGTAGTAGATGCTGTTAGTTACGTCCTGCAACTTAGCATCTGTAGAATAAATCTTCTCACAGGAAATGAATGCTCCACCTTTAACCATGTGGTCACCAACGGCAGCAATGACTTCTTTCCGTTTGATTGGAGGAAGGAACTGAAGGGTGAAGAGGGAGATGGCAAAACTGATGTCTTGTGGGAAGCATTCTGAATGAGGAGACCTACAATGAGTAGAATCTGCAAGTTCGACCAAGTCACGCTTCAAAAGCTGAACATTCTCATTTGGTTTGAGGAACAGATTATCTGCTACATCATAACCGTAGTAGTTAGTATTCGGAACTGTTTTTAAACTGTTTAGGAACTTGCCCGAAGAACAGCCGAGGTCAACAACATTAGTGTGCTCTCGGATAAAATAGTCTGAATATTGCTTGCATTGGTTAGCAAGAAAAGAGTAATTCGGTATTGAAATGTCGATATGTTCATCAAAGTTCTCCACTGTTGTGAAAGCAAATTCCTTTACAGGTTCTATCATATACTAAGCTCCGGACCATTATGCGCTTCATGTAGGAATTCCATAGAGTTTTTGAAGAACTCAAGGCTCTTTTGGAATTCATTATAATCTAATCCATTTAGATATTCTTCATCAAGGATCTCAGTCTCATTAACAAAAAACTTGTTAATGTAAGAATGACCATGATTCCCGATCTTTGACATCTTCGCATTATTTCTATATAATTCAACCACTGATTCAAATCTTTCGGTAGTTATATAGTCTTTGTAATTACTGACAATGTCCTTCATTACAGAACGAACTTCGACCATAGACATCTCGGTACATCCAGCATAGAAGAACCAAACGTAAGTCTCTGCATCCACCAATTCAATATCGGTTCCACAATGGTATACAAGTCCGCGCTTCTCACGAATCTCTTGATAGAATGGAGAACTAAGCCCCTTTGAGAACAGTGCGTTAATCAACTTAACATCTTGTACTGACAGTTCATCTGTGAAGAATGTTGCCCAGTCCGCAATCAAAGTTGATGTTGGAAACTTAGAAGGATTCTCAACGTGTGTCAGGATTCCTGTTGCCAACTCATTTAGAGGGATTGGATCAGCAGCAGTCTGGAACTGAATATCCTTAGTAAGTTCGACAATGGTTTCAGAATTACCAATGCGAACAATAGATGTTGGAATAGAGAAGTTCTTATTTACAAAACATAGGAAGTCTGTATAAGTGATATTCACAATATCATCTCTGTAGCCAATAGGACCGAAGTAATCGAAATACTTACGCATGATGTTGGAGAATACGAAGTTCTGCTTCGAGACATAATCTTCATACTCCTGCATAACGATCTTCTTCTCATTCTCAAACTCTTCCTTAGTGGGAATGTAGTAGATTAGATCCAGCAATTCCTTCTGGAATTCTTCAATCTTCTCATCCAATCCCATCCAATAGAAAACTACATTCCGGTCAGAGGTCATAGCATTTGCTACAATACCAGCTGCCATTAGTCTCTCTTGTAAGGAGTCATAAGAGTGACAAGCACAATGCTCCCACAGATGAGAAAGACCCCGAAATCCCGGAGTCTCTATGTTCGCTGCACCATCGTAATTTATAAAGAGTGATCCCATTCCGGGAGTATTACTCTGCTCTCTAACCAATCCAATTTTCATTAATTACCTTTCGTTTTAACCCAAACATGTGACGACCAAGAACCTCTATCAGTATTGATACATTCCACTACATCATGTGAGAACTGAGTAAGTGTAATGCTATCATCCGCAATTATCTGCTTAAAGTATTCATAAACATCTTCCAGAACTGTTGGTTCTTTACCAAGACGCTTACCGATCTTTTTAACAAAGGAATCGCCAAGCTCTTCCACTTCACAATCCTCAAGCTCTTCCCATCTATTGCAACCAAATATTTTGTAGATATGATTCATTTCTTTCTTATCAACCACCCAAGTTTCGTGGTGGTCATCTGATGGAGCAGATACAACTAAAATCTTTGACATTCAATCCTCTTCAATTATATGACTGTACTTTTTGTTTATCTTTACTTCTTCTGGTCCGCAAAGTCTATCTTGCCAATCCCTAAACATATCCAACATTCTAGTTCTTCCTTTCGTATTGATGGAAGGATCTTTCAAAAGTGGTTCAAACAATTCTCGTATTTGAGTATCACCACATTGAAGATCGGAATGTTTTTCCAGAGAACATTTGTTAACATATTCTGGATAGATTGCCCAGCAAGGATACTTCTGCTTAGGAGTATTCATAGTCTTCCATGGTACTGGATAGAAGAACTCATACACCGCCCTATCATAAGCAGGAGCAACTAATTTTATACCACGCTCTTTTGCAAGTTCTGTCCATACTGTTGGCTGTTTTCCCATTCCCCAAACGCCAGTGTTGTCATAATCGAAATGGTCGAATGACATCTTCCTAAACTCTTGGTTTAGATCAAGTGTCTGACTGTAATGGATGCTTGCTTTCTTTGTAGTTCCAAAATAATTATCTTGTCCAACTCCTGAGAATGCACAATCAATACCGTCTTTCTGCATAGCTTCCCACACAAAATCCATAGTATATGTACATTCGACAGCAGCTTTATTTTTTAACTCGTGGTCCTTCATGATGTGGATCAATCTCTTAATATCCAATTTATTTGGAAGAATAACTTCTGTAAAAGGAATGTTTAGAATCTTACTATTCTTTTCAGATAATCTATAATCTGTTGATATAATTCCTTCTCTGTGTAGAGAATATGTTCTTACAGACTTTCCCAAAGAAAGCAATGCGAACAAAAGATGTGCGCTGTCGATACCACCCGAAAGTGCAACAGCGATATTCTTCTTTCCTTCACACTGCTTTAGTATGATTGATTCCAACAAGTCTTTATAATCCGAAATAAACTTTGCATCCATAATCCTGACCTCATATTATTTCTAATATTTAGAGGTCCAGGAAATGACGGATTTACTTCAGATGTTTAAGGACATTCTCATAGATGTGTTCCCCAACTGCTTTATAAAGCAGTGGCGGGACAGCTCTTCCAAGATTCTCCCACGACTTAGAACTGTGTAGATATTTTTGAGTCTTATCATATTCAGTTTCCAAATCTAAGTCGAATATCTTCTGATCTTTCATATCATCCCATTTCCATCTTCCGAGTTCAATGAGATTCTTAACATCACCACAAGCATGACCTTGGTCTTTCCATTTGTAGTTAAGTTTTGAATAAAAATCTGGATTGATTAAATCACTTGCAGATACCTTTATTCTCTTGAAAGGAGGGAGACCATCATTGAAATCATCTGGAAAGCCTTGAATCTTCTTAGCCTCACAGACTGAGAAATATCTATCAACCAAAGAGTGGATGACATTGTTTCCGTCTTGTGCAACTATGGTGTAAAAGACTTTATCCCAATTATCTCTGTGGTAGCGATGAGCATAAGTTCCAAACTTCTCATCCTTCATTTTGTTTAGGACTTGTAGTTTAGTTGTATGTGGAGGGAAGTATTCCTTAACATACCTATAGGTCATCGTCTCAGGATTTAGAACAACATTACCACCGTTAAACAAGAAGTTTCCAATAGCATCTTTTCCAATTATCTGCTTGGTCTTTGTAAATGGTTTTGGAAAACTTGGAGAGTAAGGAAGATCATTACGAATGCCGATGAAAATGAGACGCTCTCTGATTTGAGGTATACCATAATGAGCACAGTTCATTACTTGGTAAGATACCTTATAACCACACGCTCTTAGGGTTTCAACAATCGTTTCATCTTTTCCATTAAACTTGGTAAGATCTGATACTTCATCTTCTTCCTCAATATCCATGAGTGATGAAAGACTTTTGCTTCGATCTCCCAAAATAGTTTTAGCATTACCTACCGTTAATCCTTTCACATTCTCAGCAACAAAGACTTTTGGTTGGACTTCCTTTAGAACTCTTGCGAACTCATAAAACAGGTCATCAACTCTTTGGCGCTTATTGGAATACTTCTTCTCATTACCCCATTGCTTCTCTCTCTTGCCCATATTATTGGTAGAGAAATCAGAACAAGGAGGAGATCCATCTAAAAGGTCAAGTTCGCCTTTCTTCAATCCAATGCGTCGGAGAATCTCATCACCAGAGAGTTCACGAATATCTTCATTCCAGATTTGACACTTAGGATAATTTCTACCATAGATGTCATTTCTATAATCAATAAATTCTGAAATCCCAAGAGTGTGTGCACCAGCAAGTCTCATGCCTGTCGATGAACCACCAAGACCAGCGAATAATGACACATGGGTAAATAGATTCTTTTCTTCACCCTCATGAACATCTGCCATAGTAGGTGCTTGCCAAAACTTTATTTCTTCCATGTGTCCTCCGTAAATGCTGGATAGCAATTGACTATAAAGGATTCATCATCTTCAACAGATAAAGTATAAGTTGTAGAATGATTCTTATCAGATCCTTTACTATACTTAACTTTAATCCAAATCATTTGGTCGATGTAAGCTTTCGGATCAACTAATTCAAAGTCAACCTTATCAGGCACACCGATATACCAATCAGTTTCAATATTTCTAGCTTCAACCCAAGCTGGAGAATCCACAATAGACTTCTTGGTCAAGAACATCTGTCCAGCTGTCGTTTGGAGGGGTTCTAAGCCGACTGCGCGAATGGTATGAACTGTAGTCGTGTTGATGTCCTTAGAAGTCTTGTAGACCTTCTTAAAGCGGTTTTTGTGAGTCAACACAAAGTCACCTCTTTGGACATCTTGAATTGATCGTTTACCCTTAGCTGTAATTACTACAGCTTCTTTTGTGAAGCCGTGTTTTTCTGGTTCGATGACCAGAGTGTTATTATCCATTAGTGTTCTCATTTTTATAATTATAGCATTTTACTTTTGCGTGTGCAACCGATCATATCTATAAACAGAGAACTCTGGATCAATGTTCATAATGTCAGTTACATGATAACTTGATGGTATCTCAGGAAAGAGAACATCACCATCAGCTTCAAAATTCATTCTGGATATTAATATTTTGTCTGGGAGTTCTTGTGTCAAAGCTTCCTTGTAAATCTGAGAGCCTCCAATTATCCATGCATCCCTATAGTTAGAAAGTAAACTAATAATCTCAAGAGCATTTTCTAACGAATAGGCGTACAAAACATTTGCTGGACATTCGTCAGGTTCACTTCTGGAGATCACTATGTTAGTTCTATTTGGTAGAGGTCTTCCTAAAGAATCGAAAGTCTTTCTACCCATGATCACATTCGAACCAGTTGTTATCCTTTTGAAGAATTGCAAATCATTTGGACAACTCCACGGTATGTTATTGTTTCCACCGATAACATTATTCTTGGCAACAGCAGCAATCAATCCTATCATTTCCATCTCCCAGTGAAATCAAAACTTAGGTTTAAGAATAGGTGTTTAGATTCTGTACATTCCAACACATCATCACCTAGCAATATTCTTATATTAGTTCTGTCCGTAGAATATCTCAGATTCTTGATCTGATACTTCTTAACATATTCTCTCATTTTCTCTTCCATGGATTCCCGTATGTCCTATTCGATTTGAATTTTATAATCTGTGAGTCAAGATCAATGTGCAATATTTCTGATCCAAACTTAACACATACCATAGTTCTATCGGAACCTGAACCAAGTGTTTTTTGAACAAATAGAGGCAGATACGGCATGTATATTATCGCTGGGCCCATCTTCTACCTTTCATTATTCTCATAGGTTTACGCTTCTTTGGAATGGTAATCAAATCAAACTCAATCACCAATCTATCTGGTATCTTATTAAGTCCATTCAGAGGATTGTGAAACTTCTGTAAGTTTGAACAAGCAGATGACTGCCATTTATAATATCCTTGAGACCAATTGACCTGTCCGTTATTCAAATTCAGAAACACATCTAACCTCGAATCCTTTTTTCCTTCTATCCGGTTCATTGTAAGCTAATCCCATAGGTGCTGTCATAGGCTGAACTCCTACAACTTTAGTTGCAAGTAACTCCGGAAACATTCTTCTGACCAGAGGCATTGCATAATTTCCAAAGGCACTGTAGTTATCAGATCGTTTCAGATAACTACGTTTCTTACCCCAGACTAAAGATACAACTACCGCTTTCCTATCACTCATATATCCACACTTTAACCTGCAGACCCTTTCTCTTGGCTATGTTTATCATATGTTTTGTTCCTTTACTCGTTCCATCCCAAATGGCAATAAGTGCTTCTGCATTTTCTGCCATTTGTTCATTGCGTTTATATCCAGCAGATTTACCAAATGTGTCCCAATCTGCTGGATAATATTCAACTGCAATACTATTTAGGTTTGCGTATTCGGCACCAAGAGTATCTACACCTGGTGCACATCCACATATGACAGTTGTTATTTCTATTTTGGACATCTGTATTGCTGCAGAGACTACACCAATTTCTGTTATTACTCTACTGCCGGCTATTATTGTTCTCAAGTTCTATCTGTAACTTTCAAACTTTTAATTCTTCCATAAGAGCTTCCATCATCAATTGCTGTACATCAGTTCCCATTGCAGCTACCAAAGGTGGTCTACTTTCAAAGGTGAATGGACGGCGGCAGCGGAGAATACTTCCCTGCGTGTTTGATAAGAGCCGAACATATATCGTTGATCGGTCGTCCACAGAAGTCAGTTTTCTGGTCTTTGTTGTTATTGGTGTCACACTTATCGTAAACTTTGGCAGCATCGCACATCCTTTGTATTAGCTCATCATCCAATTCTTTTTGAATCTGTGAAGATGCTGCAACATATCCAGCATCTTCACAAACAAGTTTCAAGTAAGTATAATAACCAAACTTGACATTTATAATTTGTCTATCATTCATACAGCTATTGGCATACTAATCTTACCGTGATGTTTATAATCCTTTGTCTCAAGATCAGTAGATTCCCAATCATATATAGATTTGAAATTGGGAATATCAACCTGACACAGTTCTAATGGAGTTCTTGTGAGCTGTTCAGTAACTCCATCATTTTGGTTCTGGTAGATCTGACAGTCAGCTAGAAAACCTACCAACTTACCTTCTTTCATATTGACTTCTTTAGCCAGAAGCTTTAATAGGAGAGCATAAGAGGCTATGTTGTACGGAATTCCGAGTGGGACGTCACAACTGCGCTGGCTCCATAGAAGGTCTAGCGTGTTACCATCTGATAAGACTTGCCAGCTATAATGGCACGGAGGTAATGCTTGGTAGTCTAGTGCTAAAGGATTCCAAGCCATACAGATCATTCTTCTATCTGTAGGGTTAGTCTTTAATCGGTTCACTATAATTTTCAATTGGTCAAGACCATCACCGGGCTCTGAGTTATCAGGATCTCTAAAGTCTCTCCATTGATTACCATAAATTAAACCTAGGTCATCTTCGGCTTTCATCTTGGATTTAGTTTCTTCATCATTTCCGTAAGGAACTACTTGGGGGTTACACCAGTCATCCCAGATGCGACATTTTCTATCTTGGAACCATTTCTTAGAAGTGATGCCTTTGATGAAGCCTTCGAGTTCGACTGCAACAGTTTTAAGCGAAACAAACTTTGTGGTTAGAAGTGGGAATCCTGTAGACATATCATGTTCAAACATATGACCAGATATAGACTTTGTTTTTATCCCAGTTCGATTATCTTTCTCTACACCTTCGGAGAGAATCTTTCTTAACAATTTTAGATAGCTTTCCATTAATTACCTCAACTAACATTATATCATATTTAAAATGAAAAAGCAAGCTGTTGAGCTTGCTTTTCTTTAGGGTTTATTATTTGTGGTATCTGGAGGACCACCAGCAGCAGATATCTTTTTAGAAATATCCGCAATCTGATCATTTAATTTTTGAACTTGTTCAGATAGTCGATTTCTCTGTAATATTAGCTGGTCCTTCTGAGTCTGAAGAGATTTAATCAATCCAGAATTATCAGTAGCTTCTTCCAAATAATCACTCAATAATTTATAGGCCTGATCATACTTGTTCATCTTGGTGTCACCTTTGGTTCATATATAACATCTATCTTGCAGGAATGAGTTATGAAATTGAAGGTAATATAATACATTCCTTTTTCATCATTGCCGACTATTTTCTTAGTTCCAAACTTCATTGGTTTGAGAGCATTTAGAATCTCTCGCTCAGTGTGATTCTTATCAGCTTTGAGCTTTTCCAACCTAGCCATATTCTTTTTAACATCTTCGATTGGTGGGAAAATCTCAAAATCTTCATCCGATAGTTTGCCTTCACTCATAGGTCCAATTATTTCTCTATGGGTGTCGTACATAGCATCACCAGGGAATACATGAGTATCTTTCTTTCTCTGTACAACTCTAAAACTACACACATAACCATCTGGTCTTTCACCTGGTTTACCAGGTCTAAACTCTGCAGATATCTTGGTGCTGTTATAAAGAGGAAGTTTTCTAATGCACAGATTTCTCAAAGGAGACAATATGCCTTTAAGATCCCTAAGTGTTGTATCATTAAGATCCATCTTAGTAACCATCTCTCGCAATATCATCTGTTGATATTCAAAAACAGTCATTCCTTTAATCTTGGAAAGTAGGAAGTTTACAAAAGCATTGTCAGCAACTTCAGATGCACCCATACCTTTGAATGCTTGTTTAACTAAGAATCCAGCAATATTTGGAAGCAACCTTCCATGGAAATACTGCTTCTCTAATTCAACAATACTATTTACCTGCTCATAAAGAAGCTTCAGTCCTCTAACATCATGTTCAAATTCACCATAAAGGGCATCCTTTATTTTCTTTGTATAGTTTGTGAATGGTGAAGCTCTTCCAATTCCATTTCTGCTGAACGCATAAGCAGTATGATCGTCCTCTTTCCAGAAAGTTATAATATTGCCAATTTTCACTGGCTTCTTTATTGGAGGAAGGATGTCTGCCGGCCATCCAAGTTGTACAGTTTCTCTATACCATTTTATACGAAATGCTTTATACGACGGCCATTTGTTCTTAGGAATATCATTCGCGACTTCCTCTTCACCCTTTCCACCTTGGTCTTGTTGACTATCTGCAGGATCAGCTTCACCCTTAATAGGAACAAACTTAGGATCATTGATAGCTCTGATAGCCAAGCTCAAAAGCTCATCTTCATCAGCATGTCTTGCAGATGCAATCTTGTATGGTTCAAAATCTTTTGCAGCATCTTTTATGGCATCTATGATGGCGTCTCTTGACAGACCATATAAGTTCTGTGAAGTTCCACCTCGGAGTCTATCAGGATAAGCTTTAGCGTATGCTGAAGCTAGATCGTTGTTAGAAAACCTATCATTGGAAATAGCCATCTCATTAAGTAATTCTTCGGCGAAAAGGAAGGTTTCATTCATATACATATTTATTCCAATAAAAAAGGGAGACGTATCTCCCTTTTTTTTAAAGTTGTTTCTAATTCTTAGGCGTTAACTTTTACGCTGAACTTGTAGGAAGAGATTCCTGGAAGTGCGCGAAGTCTTTCAAGCTGCTTTGTGTAAGCCTTGAATCCTGGGACAGTATTAGCTTCTGGAGATCCGGCAAGAACGGTTGCGAGAATCTTGATAGCTTCTACACCAGAGACAGTCTTTCCTTCAGTTAGCTTTGTGAAGATGACTTCAACTTCGCCAAGGGTCTTCTTCTGATCTTCAGATACATTCTTAGTATCCTTGAAGAACTTCTTAAAGATGGTTTTTGCTTCATCAGAAACCTTTAAGAAAGAATCCTTAATAGCATCCTTCTTATCGCTGATGTCTTTAGCTGCCATTTTTGCACCAACGGCTGCAGTAACAACCTTGTCCTTTGCGGCAGAAACGACGGCGTCCTTAGCAGCAGTGACTTTCTTATCAGCAGATGCGGACATCTTGCTCAGGCGATCAGCCATTTCTTTCTTGTCTTCAGTCTTAGCATCCTTAGATGCCTTGGACTTATCAGCCTTAGCTTCTCTATCAGCCTTCTCTTTAGCTGCCTTCTCTTCCTGTTCTTTCTTCAGTTTAGCAGCCTTCTCATTGGCGGAGCGTTCCTTATCGTAAGCTTTACCCTGATTGTCGACAGCTTTCTTTTCTGCGCGATCCTTTAGAAACTTAGCAGCCTTACCAAGACCCAAGAACTCATTAAGTTCAGTCTCAATTTCAGCAAGACCCTCAGCAAGAACTTCAAGGTCCTCAACTGCAACAGTTTCAATAAGGGATTCGTAGTGGACATTGTCCGTCAAGTATTCTTTAAAAGTAGCCATTATATTGTTTCTCCGTTTAGAATTATTTAGTCTTGTTTGCTATTCTGGTTTGTATAAAACTCATTCCATGCGTCATAATTTTCAAACTTGGAATAATGTTTCACACCTTCAAATTCAAAATACCAATCACCCCACTTACCATTTGTTTCTGGGAAGTGATCTTCTGGTAGGATGATTTCTGATTTATCTACACCAATTCTTGAGAGAACTTCTTTGCCATGATCCATGATAATATCAAAGTTCTTTTTGGATAGTTTACCAGCATTTAACATAGCAGTTGATCTTTGATAGTGGATAAATGCGTGGCAACAATGACACAATGGGATGATATCCTTCAGTGCGTATTTGGTGTTAACATAATCCACTTCGTAGTATTCATGCGCTTCAAGCCATTGATGGATTTTAGCATTTGACTTATGTACACCACACGCTACACAATGGAACTTATTCTTTTTATAAACCTCTTGTCTAGTATCATTCCACCAAGATTCACCCATTATCATTCTCGGAGCTGTTCCATGTAGCGGCTTTACCAGAGGGGGCATAGTTAACAACATAGGATCATGTTCAGATACTGTATTGTTTACCAACCGTTCACTTTCTTCTTTCTTATCTTGGTCCTTCATTTGAGAAGCAACCTTACTCCAATCTCTTTTAGGTCTCATCAATTCTACCTTTTATATGTGCCCTTATAGTTCTATCGACTCGGGCTTTCCAATAATTTGAGTCAGCTGTTACAGTGACTTTGTCAGTAACAGCTTTATAGTATTCTGTCTCAGATGACATATCTGGAATATCATTTACAATAGCTTCAAGATCAGTTTGGAATATTTGAACAATCGGTTTATCTGATCGTATATTAACATTACCTTTACTGACATCATATGCTATCTCATAAGCAGTGTCATTTGGTGAATATATTATCGTATCTACAGAATCAAGCACCGCATCCATTGGTATATGATATTCTCTTACCATATCTATGAAATCTTGAACGGTCATACAACTCGTATCTCTGGCCAAGTATTTCCGATAACATCCAATAGACAGAACTGTGAAGAATAATCTTTTGATATAAAGACTTCTGGAGTGTTTGTAAAATTATTGATAAATGTGGGCCAACAATTGCGAATATTCGTCAAAACTTTTTTCAAATTCTCGGAGTTAATTTGATAACTTTTCCCAACCAATTCCTTAACGAAACAATTGTATACCATTAAGTGACCATACTTTTCCCAATGGCTGTGAGCTGTACCTTGCAATGTATATGGTGTGACCCATTGTAGGTCCCTGCAATTTTGTATTGATAATTCCCATCGACCCTTAGTGTTAGGAAAGGCTTTCAGAATATCAAATGTTACAACATCGTCCACATAAACCCTGTCATATGACACGAGGTTAAGTATAATTCCATGTTCTATATTGGTTATATTTCGCACGCGATTACTCCTGGTAGGCTAACATCAATTATTCTTTCAACCACATTCCAGTCTCCACCAGCTAATCCACATCCAATTCTATAAGGAACATAAACTTGTATCTTATTCCCACCAGAAAGCAATACAAGATCATGGAAAGTGTCAGCTAAGGCATTATAATCAGTGTACTTTTTTCCATCATAACCCTTATCAAGTTGTGCAAAACAGTTTGCAACATATAGTCCAGGCTCAACTTCAATCAATTGAACTTTGCCCAACATGTCGGATAAGTTTTTGTAATTTGAACACCATTCATGATATGCTGTTTTTACAATTGGCCACTTGTTTATTATAGCTTTAGCAACCCCGCTACCAATATGATTGGTACAGTTTACTTGATGTGCTATTATTCCTTTAGTAACTGTAGTTATATCTTTTTTAATTATCTGCATTCCATTTTTCCACAACGTAAATGTAGGCTGCTAGCATCCAATAGAGGTTTATATCATTCCTCTGATCTTTTTTTAAAACTGTTGGTGATCTATAACTTTTAGATTCACACCGAACATGTTGATTTACACACACTCCAATAATTCTTCCGCGTTTTATATGCGTTGTTAATATTCCACCACATATTTTACACGGCATTGATTCTGGAGTACGGAACATATTATTGTCCATATCAATTAAAATAGGGGCATTTTCAGCTGTCATAACTTCTATACACCAAATCCAATAATGTTTTTTTAACTATATCAAGGTCATCGCTTTCCCAAATAACAAAAACACAATAACCACAATCAACCAAGAAATTTGTACGAACTTCGTCATTTTTCCATTTTTCAATAGACATATATGCAGTTCCTCGTAGTCTTATTAAACTTTCAGCACTATACTTATTTGGATTTGCGTGCACATAGTCTCCATTAATTTCAATAACGATTCCTAATTCTGTGTTAATTTCATCAACAATATATGGACCAATATTATATTCCGATACAAATCCAAGATCAGACAGATTTAAATATTCTCTAATTTTAATATGCAGTTTTGATGATTTTCCTTTGAATGGAACAGCACCATCAACCATTCTTGATATTGCCAAATTCCTACGTCGGAGTTTCTCATTTACAGTATTTGTTGATTTTTTTATCAACTCACACTGCGAAATCTTATAATCTTGATTCTTCCACATATCAATCATAAAATTAGACATTTTTTGTCTATGTTCAGTTGTTGGGTAGTATCTAACTTTACCTTTAGATAGTTCAGATATTTTATCTTTAATGACTTGAGTTTTAGAAATATTATCCACACCATATTTAATAATTGTATTCTGTCGTATCTTTTCCTGAACCAATGGATTACAGAATCCATGAGTCATGTTCTTTTGTTTAACAATTCTAGGAATACATTTTGTTGAACAATATTTAACTATGCCACCGCGATAATTAAAACGAGTCTCAGCACCACAAGTTAAACATTTAGGATGACCGTTGAGCTTTAAATACATATCAATCTTATTTTTTTGGGATTTGTGTTCATAAATATAATCTTTAAACTCACCCCTAACAAAAGGGGCGGCACTGCCGCATCCACAACCACATTTAGGAACCACATCATTATGAAACACTTTTATTTTGTATTCTTCTAATGATATGGAATGACATTTCCTAAGATGTGATGTTAATTGTCCACCCCTATTATTTTCAAAGATTTCGGAACACAGTTCACACTTTAACATTTACTCCAAGCACAATTTTGACACTGCTTACATCCTTCAATGTAAACAATCTTTGATCCACAGCTTGGGCAAGTCTCGCTTGTAACTGCACCTTCAGGAATATACTTTTTCAATACTCTTGCGATGACCTTTGAGAATGAATACATATCACTCTCTTCATCCTTCTGTAGTTGTTCGACAACATATTGGATTGGTGCACCATGACGAAGAGTTAGGGAGATCATTCTTGTGAACTCACCCTCGGTTGGATTCTCAAACACCTTTCCAATATCTTTGATAACTACTGAATCATCACTCTCTCCAAGTCTCAGGTCATAAGAGGATTTCTTACTTCCCTTAATCTTAGTCTTAATTAACTGACCCTTTGTAAGAGACTTTGGAATAGAAACAAACTTGGATAGTCCAGCAAAAATCTCATAAGGTTTATCTTCCATCAATCCAACAAGAACAGTCCAGCTATCATTCTTAATCTTGACTTGATTGATTCCGCAAGAAAGAATATCTGGTCTCTTAGGTGCGTCCTTGGTCTCGAATGTAGACTTCTTCTCTTCTGATCCAGTTAGAAGAACTCCATCTCTGCATCCGTCACGATAGATTGTGAAACCCTTGCATCCAACTTCCCAAGCCTTCATATATATCTCTGACACTAATTCTTTGGTGGCAGAGTTTGGAAGATTACAAGTCTTGCTTATGCTATGGTCAATCCACTTTTGTGCGACAGCTTGTAGCTCAACGCTTGCAGACCAATCAACATCATTAGCAGTTGCCTTGTAGTATGGAGAATCTTCAACATTAGTCTTACCTGAAATCTTTCTCCACTCGGAGAACTGATGATGACAAACTTCAAACTCAGTCCACTTATCGCCGTTCACATCAATATGATCCACTCTATCAGTGCTGCCAGAAAGAATTTTCTTACGGCGCTTATAGACCGGCTGGAAACATGGCTCAATTCCAGAGGTTGTTTGTGTCATTAAGGAAACAGTTCCTGTAGGAGCTGTTGTGGTCAGTGCGATATTTCTACGACCGAACTTCCTCCACTTCAAAACATATTCTGGTCCAAGTTCACAGATGACTCTTGAAAGATACTCATGGGACTTTTCTTTGTCGTAATTAAAGACTGGAAACGATCCACGCTCTTCTGCCATGTCGATAGATGATTCATGTGCACCAAGAGCCAAGGTCTTGTAGATGCTCTCAGTAGTCTCTATTGACTCAGCAGATCCGTATATGATTCCAAGTGCAGCTATAGTATCACCAAGTGCAGTGATTCCCAATCCAGTTCTACGTCCATTTAGACAAGCTTCTCTGATTGAGATCCACAACTCTTTCTCTTCTCTCTTAACGGATTCTGGTTCATTATCAGCATCAATTTTATTAAGAATGGCATCTAATTTTTCCAACTCAAGATCAATCATATCATCCATCAAACGCTGAGCCATTTTGACATAAGACTTGAATCCGATATAATCAAATTGTGCCTTTTCAGTGAATGGGTTCATCACGAACGATAGAAGGTTGAGTGATATGAGGCGACAGCTGTCCGAAGGACTGAGAATAATTTCACCGCAGGGATTAGTTGACACACTACCGAATCCTTCTTCTGTGTAGATATCGGATGGAGTATTCTTTATTGCGTTATCCCAAAACAATATTCCTGGTTCGGCAGATGTCCATGCTGCATCAATTATCTGTTCCCAAATTTCTCTTGCGTTGACATCTCTAACAATAGAAGGGTTTGGAGAATTGATTGGCCACTTCTGTTGATATGTTGTATCGTTCTTAACAGCTTCCATAAAGTCATCACTCATCTTAACTGAGATATTGGCTCCAGTTACTCTGGTCTTATCTCGTTTAATATTGATGAATGTTTCCACTTCTGGGTGTCGGCAATCAATAGTTAACATCAAGGCGCCGCGTCTACCGTTCTGTGCGACTTCACGACAAGTGTTTGAGAACCTATCCATAAACACTGCTATACCGTCTGTAGTCTTTGCTGCATTATTGGTAGACATTCCCTTAGGACGAATGTTTGAAATATCCATTCCAACACCACCGCGTCTCTTCATCAACTGAGCTTCTTGCTGGTCCGCTTTAAATATACCACCGTAAGAATCTTCTGGCGAAGGAATAACATAGCAATTAGATAAGCTAGTAACTCTATGGTTGTTTCCAATGCCTTCCATCGGAGAGCCTTGTGGAACAATATACTTGAAATTTTTAATTGAATGAAGTATCTCTGCTTCGGAGAGAGGATTTGGATACTTTTGTTCAATCCTTGCGAACTCTTTGGCAAGTCTATCATGCATCTTATCTGGAGTATCTTCCAGAATATTTCCGTCATTATCTTTCAGAGCATACTTATCAACAAACACATTTGCGGCCAAATTATCGCCGTCGAAATAAACTAGGCTTGCGGCAACAGCCTCTTCTCTACTATACATATTTTTCTCCATTAAGTAAACAAATCTTGTTCAGTAAGAACTTGGAACTTATAGCCTCTTTTATTGAAGAAGGTATCTGCGGCATTCCATTTATTACAGTTCTTTATATATTCTTTCATCTCGGTCATAAACTTTTCGAGAGATTTCTTGGTCTTTCTTTTAGGTTCTTTTGGTGCAACTGTTTGATTTGCTGGTTTTATTTCCAACATAAAGTTTTGTGCTTTACCATTATTATCAAGAACCTTTGCATAGAAGTCAACATAGTATTTGTGGGTTCTATAATCAACCAAGTTTTTCATCCATTGCGGCGAATCAGAAGGGACCTGAAAAGTATATTCTATTGGAAAAGGTTCGTATGACCATTCAATAACATTTGTGTTAAGATCACACCAATACATAACTCTCCATTCATAGGAAGACTTATAATATGGTAAACCTTTTCCTTTATACTTTTCAGGATTCTTAGGAGTATAAGCTCCTGAGATATATTTCCTATTGTTCTGACTTTCCGGTTCCGACATAATCGTCCAATGTTGATAGTACACTGTTAATCTCTTGAATGTTCTCAATCATGGAAGCCAATCTGTGTTTGATTGCAAAATTGAAGAACTTTTTTCCGTCATAACTTTTTAGTGTGTAACTATTTAGATGGTTCGTTATATCATCCACAATGGTTTTTGGGATACAATCTAGGTCTATAAGTATCCGATTTCTATCGTACGCATCTGAAATATCTTTATCTTTTAGAAGTGTAGGAAGAAGATTTTCAGTAAGAATTTTAGCTGCCGTAGCTGGACCACATTTGGGTTTAATAGCAGGAATGTTATCACCCTTATCACCAGTAATGATTTTCATTTCAAGATCAACCACAGGATTTAGAGAGTTGGTATAAGCTCTCTTGACCGGATCATACTGCTTAACATTCTTTCTTTTAAGAAGCTGGTTTAAATCCTTATCAGTAGAAATGAGTTCAATATTGGCGTCAGGATAGCTTCTTGAAATGACCGCCATAATATCATCACCTTCACATCTATCTACCTTAAGGTACATAATGTTAGTTATGATTTCCATCATATCAGTATAGTATGCGTCCATGATAGGAAAGAATACTTTGAAATCAATCTTTGAGTTATCTCTAGCAGCTTTTCTTTGCGCCTTGTATTCTGGATATACATCCTTTCTCCAAGTATTCTTCTCATCCATACAGATGATAAGTTTTGTTGGATTGAATGTGGAGATAGTGTTTACAATAGTCTTCAGGAAGATATACTTCCAATAAGAATAAGTCTGGTCTCCTTCGATTCCAAATTGGTCGTTATGTTTCTCTGAGATGAACAGAGTTCTAAAGATAAGATTGTGTCCATCAATGACTACGATCTTTTCCTTTACATCACTTTCTATAATATTTTTTAGGTTTGACATTTGTTCCCTTCTTTATACTTTATTATATCATTTTAATTTTGCGTCATCAACCAATCTTTCTTGCTCGATAAATACTACCAAAGAGGTGTTATGTTAATTGATAAACTTACTGGCGACGAAGATGAGCCAATTCTTGAGCTTCTAAACCAAATGAAAACTGATCGTGCTGCAGAGAAGCTGCAGGACTCAGAAGAAGAGAAAGCTGAAGAGATAGTTAATACAAAAGAAAAAAATATAGTCAACTCACAAGAAGTTGACTATCAGAACAATATTGAAGAAGTCAACATGTTGGTTCTTTCAATATTTAAATCTTTGGAAAAAGTTCTTTTCTCTTTTGCAAAAGGTAACATCGGACCAGGTGTTGTTAAGTCTCTTATAGAATTAGGTTCAACTATATTCTCCGCAAGAAAGTTATACACCAAGAAAAGATTTATGTTAAGACAATCAGATAGATCCATTATGAATTATCTGTATAAGAGATTGTTTACTTTCAATCGGTTTAATTTAGTTTCTACATTAGCTCCAGTAGATAGAGTTAAAAAGCAGAGATATTTAACATTTCTAAATAAGTGAAGAGGTAACGTATGTTTGATAATGAATATCTGTATGAAATGAGCAATTCTTTCTTGACCGAATTAAAGCCAGAAACTTTGAGCATACCTAAAGGTAGATTGTTCAAAGAGATGCAGAAGGCTGGAAATCTTCCTGATGGTTGGTATGCTATCAACACTGCCACGGGTAACATTGAGATTGGACCTGTAGTCCGAGCTTATATGGTTTATGATAAAGCTGTTGAGAAGAAGCTTGATCCTAAAGATACTGATATCATTAGGTTGAAGAACTCCAAGCATATTGTCAGTAGAGATTTCGCAGGTCAAACATTTACTGAAAACTTCCCAGCTGGTTGGTATATTGTAAATAAGAATGATCGTATTGTTGAGCGTGGACCAGTTAATGAATCACAGGCGCGCTTACATTCAAGAGGAGATTATGCTCCTAAGCAAGCTACCGGTATTTTTAAGTAATCATTATGAGTTGTAATATTGAAGGTGTAAAAGCCTTCTTTTTTTGTTTTGGAGTAGTATGACGAAGTTTAAGAATTATTTGGTTCAGAAGAATATAGACACCCTTACAAATCTTCAGTTTGATAAGAACGCATATTTCCGTTATAAGGATAGCGATGCTATATCCGAGTTTATAGAGTGTTGTATTGGTAGATATAAGAAAACTGTAATCAGAGATATTCTTGTAGACTTGTCTGTCACATTTGAAAGTTTGTGTTATCAAAATGACAGTGAATCCAATCATGAGGATTTATTGGAAGTCGGATACCTTTTAGGATTATTACACGCAACTCATAAGGGTTGCGTTTATGCTGTAGAGTATGACAGCATTCGTTTCTATTTCGTAGGTATGGAAACAGATATCGTGTCTGATATTAGATCGGAGTTTAAGAAATTAGTTAAAAACTAAATACTTTTATTAATCAGGAGATTACTATGAGAGAACAATCCAGACGCGCCACATGGTTGCTTGAAGAAAGCTACGATGCGATTCTTGAAGCTGAGAAAACTGCCGAAGTTGAAACTGAGGTTGAGACTGAAGAAGAGGATGCAGTTGATGTTGAGAAGGCTCTAAAGCTTGTTGCCAAAATTGGTAAGCACGCTGAGAAGACCGAAGACGAGAAGCTAGAGAAGCTTGTTGCCGATCTTAAGAAAGCCCTTGGCGAAGAAGAAGAGACTGAAGATGAAGAAGCAACTGTTAAGCCTAAGAAAGAAAAAGCTGACGTGGACTTTGACGAACTTTAATCCTAAAAGGAATTAAATAAAAAAAGGGACTTTTTAGTCCCTTTTTTTATTTCTTTATTCTAAATCCAATCTTGCTAAGGTACTCTTCAAATGGCAATATCTGAGCCATTTCAATTTCAAGAGTCAACTTTCCACTAACTATGATTTTTGGTTTGGATATAAATTCAAGTTCCATTACAGGACTCTTAACTTTATATTCTTTAGGAATATTCTTCTCAACTTGATTCCTAACCTTTTCTAAAACATACTGAACGCAATCTTCAAACGACCGTGTAGGTGTCTTCAAAGCTTTTACAGCTTGTCTTACACCGAGCCAAAGTTCTCTTGTTGGAGCTAAGTTATATACCTTGTTAACATAAACTTGTTTGTTGGAAGACCGTTCTTTCTTCTCTTCAGTAACTTCTTCTTTTGGTTCAGTTACTCTAAAGACTTTCTTCAATCCGTTCTTGATTTCCGCAAAGGATGTGAAGTCAAAAGATTCAATGATCTTACCATTCTGTGTAATCTCAACTTTGCCAGTATGCATCACCTTAACATCAATTGTGGCCACCTGTGTTGATTTGAAAGCTACTGAGTAACCATCATGTAGTGTCCATGATTTATGTACTGGAGCCTTATCAAGCTTAATGGTCTTTAGATAATCAAAAGCTTTTACAGCAGCTGGGTTTAGAACTGGTTCAGATTCTAACAGATAGTTGGTAAGATTTATGTTCATAAGAGTATTTATTAAAGATTAGTGGCGTGCTAAATACTTCCATGAAAATAGCTGGCCTTGACGTAAGTCCAACATCCACAGGGTGTATAAAGTTTGAATTGGATTCTCAGTTCAACATTGTTAAAATAGAGAAGCTTGGCTTTTGTGAAATTGCTCAGACTTCAAAGAGTGCTTGGAAAGATGTGGTTACTTATAAAGATGGTCAGTTCACTACATACTACCACAGACAAAGTTTCATGCTTCCTAAGATTATGGATTTTCTTAAAGATGCAGACTATGTGGCTCTTGAGGATTATGCATTCTCTGCGAAGGGTAAGATAACCATGTTAGCAGAAGTATGTGGTAATATAAAGTCAAGACTCTTTGACGATGGAAAGAAGATTCGTGCTTATGATCCTGGGTCGGTTAAGCTTTACGCAACTGGAAAAGGGAATGCAAAAAAGCCTGATATGTTTGATGCATACCAGGCTCTGAGTTACAAAGAAGATTTTTCTTATCTACCACAAATCAAAGTTCATGTTAAAGGTAAGAACGCAGGACAAAGAAATAAAGATGGGATTTCGCCTACGAGTGACCTTGTAGACGCCTTCTTTATCTGTGATATGTTGAGACATGAACTATGGTTGAAGAGCGTTCCAGCGGCTCTTGGACTGGTTACTAACACTTGTAGAAGGGTCATGACTCGCACCACAAAAGTGACAAAGGTTGATATTCTCAATCAACCTTTCATATTCAAATAGATGAATATGGAATAAACAAACAGTGTCTAACACCCAGCATTGATCTAACTCTTTTCGGAAACAGTTTGGCTGTTCTCTTGCAATGTTCTTCTGCCTTAAGTGGTGGAAGAGTCTTACAATCTACTCTTATGATAGCCATTTCATTTATGATTTCGATGTCTATTCCTGGTTTCATAATGAATCAAAGTCCGTGACACACTTTATTATTTCAGCTATTTCCTTTCGTGTCAACCACCATCCGATTGGAATGTTTATCTGCTTTTCAGTAAAGGTATCAACTCCATGCAGATCTCCAATTTTGTAATCAGAAACACATGAATATAGATCATTTCTGTAATGGACTGGACTAACTTCTATTCCTTTAGAAGTCATATATTCTGTAAACTTAGAAGCGGTTGTATTTTCCACTATCATAGAATACAACCAATACGATGAAGTGTTGTCAAATGGTAAAACCTTAACATTCTTCAGATTCTTGAACGCATTACAATATCTCTGAGCAATCCGTCTATTGGTAAATACAGAGTCTCTAGCTTCTGGAATATTTGCAATGCCTATAGCAGCACATACATCATTCATATGGTACTTAAAGCCAGCTTCTTCAATGTTCTGTGCACATCTAAATGATTGACCTTTAGTTCTGTCTAGACCGAACCACCTAAGCAGTCTTGCTCTATGTTCTTGTTCTTTAGGAGTTATCAATACTCCACCATCAGAAGCAGTTAAGAACTTGATTGCTTGAAGACTGTAACAAATATAGTCACCGCGTGCCTTTTCATGCTCATACACATCCCATGTGTGTGCGGCATCTTCAATCACAGGTATTCCAAATGACTTCAGCTTTTCATAGTCTGCAAACTTTCCGGCCCAGTTAACAGCGACGATAGCTTTTGTTTTATCAGTTATTAACTTTTCAACGCTAACTGGATCAATGAGACCTGATGCTGGATCAATATCCGCCCATTTAATAGCTGCTCTATTTTGAAGGATGCCGATCTGAGAAGCAAAACAAGTCTGAGGTGTTGAAATAACTTCATCATCTGGTCTAACACCAATCAGATGGAGCGCCAGTTGAATTGCGTTTGTGCATGAATTAACTGTGACTGGTCTAATCGAACTTTTTAATTCTTTTTGTAGAAGGTCTTCAAATTCTTCAACTTTAGGGCCTTGTCCAATAAATCCACTATCTAGGACTTTCTTAACGTCTTTAGATGCCTTCTTGGACATCCGAACTTTAAACATTCTTATCATTATATCTTCCCCTTAATTCTACCAGAGTATTCAATACTTCATATTTGTTTGTATGGCATCCACCAAAGTGATGATACCCAACATCATCACCATTCCATTTATAGAAACATTTACCATAACCTGGCGAGTGTTGATACATCTGAAATGATTCAGTTTTTATTTTATTTTCAAAACATTTCTTTCTTAACTGAAACCCAACTTCAACATAACATCCATATTTCTGCATATTGCTATAACATTCATCATGACCTATCATGAATGATACATCTTCCAGTAGAGTTCTTTTAACTATTAGGAAATATATACAAGGTATATTTACAAATGTTTCTGGACTGCTTGCTATAAATCTATTGTTACTCTCACCGTCACCATATGGAGTCCCAAATGCTTCAATCTGATGCTCTTTCATGTACTCTATCATAGTAGGTATTAGTTTAACATCAAATAAAATAAAATCTGAATCCATTATAATGACGTATTCTGATTCAGTATTTTTAACACCCAAATCAATAGAGCTTCCATGACTCTCTCCGTCAAAAGAATACCTATTAGGATTTCTTATATTGAAATCACAAACCTGTGATTCGTCATTACTATTTTCAACCACAAACACATCCACATTTGAGTTCCTGTACAAATCTCTTTGGAAGTCTATTAAACTTCGGTGGTTGTAATTTACAGTTATAATACTTAAATCTTTTTTCATCTAACAAGCCTCATGGAATATTTTTCATTATCTTCTGAATAAGTAACAAATCCAAGTTTATTGTATGTTTTATATGCTCTGTGATTACTTTTCAAAACTTCAAGATCAACCTTATCAGTATCACACATATCAATTAAAGTTTTGAATAGAATCTTTCCAAGACCCTTATTCCTATATTTCTCAATCAAACCACCGCTAAGTATCGACACACCATCAACAATATTAATAAAACCATATCCTATAATAAATTCATCTTCTGAAAATAAGAATGGTTTCTTTGTTGGTGTTAGATTGGAGAACCATTCAATCTGTGCGTCTTTGGAGATTGTATCTGTATTGTTAGTCATAAACTCTCTACAGTTATTTCTTATGTCTCTCAGATGCTCTAGCTCTAAAAGATCATCTGTAACACTTATCATCTTATATCTAACTTTATTCATTTTGGAAATGTCAAAAGTTATATTTTGAGGCATCTCTTTCATTGGCAACAAATACATTTTCTCAATATCTGGTTTGGTTTTAATTGCCAATTCATACATTGTTTTAATATCTGTACCAACATTATAAACACCTAACACATTATTGATTATCAGTATTATGATTAGTTTACATATAACGTCAACATAATCGAAATTACCAACTTGCGTCATTATGGCTTTATCATAAGGAAATGGATTACTTTTATAGGATGTTCTTATGACCAATGAGTTTGGATTCAGCTGAACATAAGAATCACCCAAAAGTTTTGTATATCCATACCAAGTCCTACAATGAACAGGGATGTCATCTTCGGAAGGTGATTCTTTAGATCCACAATACACATAGTTTGTAGAGAAGTGAATCAATTTCTTTCCGTTAGCTTTACACCAATCAGAAAGTTCAACCACTCGTTTGAAATTTATTAACCAATTGGTTTCTTTATCTTCAGAGTATGTTTTTGTAAAAGCTATACAGTTCACTATAGTGTCATAGTTTTTAGCCATCTCCAAATATTTCTGAAAATCTTCATCTTTTCCAAAATCAAGATTATTCTTTTTTCTGGAGATATAATCCCAGCCAGTATTGCTAACTATTTCAGTTCCTAATAAGCCATCTCCAAAAACAATATATTTAATCATATAAGTTCCACATAGAAGTTGGGCACATAAAATATAAGATGGGTTCTTCCTTCACTTCGGATTGATTTAATTCTACGAATAACTTCATCCTTAAAGTTCCAGCACATACAAACAACATATAGGTCACCATCAACATCAAGACCTTCATTAACAGGTCTCACTTCAATATCACAGCCTGGTGTATATTTCCCTTGCTTGATCTTGGTATCATCGACAACATATTTCATATTGGTTAGATTGAAATAGTTAAGCATTGTGTTACCTTTGGCGGAAGCTCCAAACCCAATATATTCTTTACCATTTAGATAAGTTTCAATATCTTTCTTGGTTTCAATCATCTGTGTTTGGAATGACTTATATGCATCAACATCATACAGTTTTGACTTCTCTTCTTCATTCATTAAAAGACTGACATCATTTGTCTCTTCTCTGTCAAGAGAGATTGAGAATCTGATTGACCCTCCATGAATATTAGTTCTCTGTATGTTATGGATCTTATATCCTAGTCTGGTCACAAGAGCATTGAAAGAGCTTACAGTGAAGTAAGAAATATGTTCATGGTAGATTGTATCAAACTCAACCTTAGCAATCATATCTTTGGCATAAGGAAATTCAATGACTACCAACCCATTAGGATTTAAGACTTTCTTACAAGCTTCCAGGAAGGAGTAGTTATCATCCACGTGAGCAAATACATTAGTAGCTGTTATGACATCAAATGTCTTTCCTAATGTTTCTGCAACATCATTGCTCCAGAAAGCGACTTCAACATCAATTCCCTTTTCAATTGACATCTGTCTAATATTCTCGGCAGGATCAACTCCAAATACTTTATGTCCAGCATTTCGGAATTCTTCTAACATTGTTCCATCATTACAAGCAATATCTAAAACTGATAGTTCTTTTCCACCATGGACATTTGTAACATTAGAAACAAGTTCTTTACAGTGCTGAATGAATGGCTTAGATACACCCGACACATAAAGATAGTGTTTGTAAATGATTTCAGGATTAACTGTCACCGATAACTGAGAGTGGAAACAATTCGAGCATACATTTACAGCCAAATCATATTTCTCAAGATGTACAGTTTTATCATGTAATGAGTTAGCTAATGGTTGCTTTCTTAGGTCACAGTACTTGATAAGATTTTTAGATCCGCAACATTTACATTCTGTCAATTCTTTCACTATATACATTTTATCCTCTCAAGTCTATATCATCTAATATTTTTTCAAACTGCGGATAGTATCTAAAGTCATGGAACCCGAAAGAATTTTGCGAATGTCCATCAACATACATCTCTGTAGCAAATCTTGCAGCGGTATCAATATCTGCATATTTGATGCCATATTCAATCATAGCATCATAATGGTAATTGCAGTAATTCATATCTTCGTGTGGAAATCCAAACCCACAATTATCTAGTAATGGTAAATTCAGATCAGTAGGAGCTTTAAGAATTTTTCTGCTTCTTATCGCAAATCCACCATTACCAACAGGTATATATCTACCCTTATTATGATATCCAGAATGATTCGGCCAAGGAGCACCAACCCAATCAAATTTTAGAAAATCATCTGACCATAGTTTTGGATTTAGTACAAAACCATCATGGTGAACAAATAAGCAGAGTTCAGTATCTATATATTTCCACCAATCATACCAAGCAAAATGTGCGAATGACAGTGAGTCTAATTTGTCACACTTACAATATTCTATGTCTGAAGGAAGGTAATCCGGTTTAATATCGGAAATAAATTTAACACTTCCGAACTTTATATGCTTCTTTGATTGAACCAAAGATTTAATATTTTGTTCATGTTTGACCGATGTGATATTTACTAATGTAACATTTGGTAAATTAATCATTTTCTACTCTGAATTTTCCTTATACTCTCGAAGACATTTGTGTTCCAGAATTGCTTTTCAATTTCTTTTACTTTATCATATCCATTCTTACCAAGAACATTTCTCATGGAGTTATTGGATCTAATAAGCATCATAGATTTTTTCAATTCATCCTGATTGATTTCAGCCCAAGTATCTGTCTTATTACAAATACTTTTATATAATGGACATTCTACAGGAACCTTTGTATAAGGAACCATGATGGAGCAGCTATTGTCCATGAAATCAACATTACCACCAAATGCAGTGGCGATAACTGGCTTCTTTAGAAGCATTGCTTCATACATCCCCATTCCTAATCCTTCGGATCTATGTGTAGAAACATAGCAATCTGTAGAATTAACCAAGTCTATATTTTTACTGTAAGGTAAGAATGTATCATGGATGGTTATATTGTTTGTATTGTTACCATGTGTCATCAATTCCTGTTTTTGATCTGGTGACGCGGGTCTTGATAATTTCAATACAAGTTCTACAGACTCGTCATTATAAAATGTCTCTCCAAATACCTTTATTAGTGGGTTCGGATTCTTTCGACTAATAGAACTTCCTATATCAAAATTATAATAAAATCTAAATCTATTATGCTTTTCCACCTTCCCAAGTTGTTGTGGAATGGTAACAAACGGTGGTAGATATTCTATATGAGTGTTATCCATAACTCTCATCATTGAATACTTAATAAAGTTTGTTGGAGCAATGAAAACATCCATGACATCCTTTAATTGTATAAAGTCGTCAGAAAATTCATATAGTTCCCAGAAAGGAATATATACATTGAACTTGTTATTCAGATTGACGTAATTGGCAATATGTGGTAATATCTTAGCCAAATCTGCTCCAAATACAAATAGATTAGTATCGTATCTTGGAGAATTGGACATGAAAGGAATATAATCTTTATAATCATCAATAGGTGCATCTCTACCAGGAAGAGGTAGATTCATTATATTAAGAGGTATATTTTTTCTCCTAATCAGTTTAGCGATGATTCTTGAGTATACCCCAAGTCCAAAATCACCTGTAAAATTGCAAACAAGATTTATGCCATCCATTTAATATACCTCATACAAACCATACCTTATCATAATTACTTTTTGTGAAATACTTCTCTAAGTCTTGGAAGCTTAATGTATTTATATCCTTGATTTTTACAAAGTCATTTACATCTTTGATAGGAGAGTCAATGTTATTATCTCTCAGGAACTTCTTCCAGTTAAAGACTGTCATTCCATTATCTAAAAATTTCTTTGCAACTTTCATGCCAGCTTCATCATTATCTAATATGTAGTAGCAATCCAAAGTGTCCAATATTGATTGGACTTTCTTTGTAAACTTAACACCAAGTGTGGCGATCGCATTCTCCAAGAACATAGAATCAATCGGTCCTTCAGTCACCATAACTGGCTTCGTCTTATCTATGTGGAAGATGTTATATATTTCTTTCTCACCATTGTCAGACTTGCGATTGAGATACTTTGGATCTTGTCCAATTAAAGTTCTGCACTGATAATAGTATATCATATCTTTGGTATCGAAGAAAGGAATTACCATTCTGCCTTGATACCTACCACCTGTAGCTACAAACCAATGTCTCCAAATATCTTTTGGAATCTTTCTTTCCATACAATATCTAACAGCAGTTTTAAATAGTTCACCTGTACCTGTTAAGATTGGAACAAAATGTTTTGTGTCATTTATTTCCAAGTAGGGTTCTTGAACAATTGGTTTTTCTTTTACAGCAACATATTCTTTTCTTGTGGCTAAGAAGTTTTCTTTTCTGTAATCTTCATACAGAGCAGGGAACTCATTCTTCAACCATGTAGTAACTCTTATTCCGCTATTAGCATCACAGTCATCATTGTGACAATAGTAAATCCATTCCCCATCACCTTTCGGGTTTCTTTTTAGAATGTATCCTCTCCGTTTGGTACGATTCTTTTCAGAATCTCCACAAACTTTACACCTACACATGATATGACCAGAATGAAAAGAAGCCCTGGAAGCATAAGTTCCCAGGGCTCTCTCAACATAGGTCTCCAATATGAATCTATTGAAAACCAATTATCTTATCCTCCGGAACGGAGTCTTGCGAAGAAATCTTCGTCAGATGCTGCAGAAGATGCGGCTTTCTTTGCCGGAGCTGCTGCCTTTTGGACAGGTGCTTCCGGTGTAGTGTAAGACTCATTATCTGCTGTTGCAACGCCGTCACCAGCGGCAACTTTCTTCTCAAGCTCGGAGAAGCTCAAGAACTTGTCTTCAGAGATGTAAGGCTTGATAGGGATCAAGAGGGATTCGATTTCCTCAATGAGAGCCTCGTCAAGTGTGGACTGCTGGGTGAACTCTGACGAATCATAGTTCGGAACAGGCTTCTTGTTACCCTTTGCATCATTGATAATCTTGCTACGGATCTTGAGCTTGAAGTTAGCTCCTTCATCATAGTCGAACACCATCAACGGTTCGTCAAGAGTAGAAGGCGGAACCATCTTGTTACGGATGACTTCAAACAACTTCTTACCATAACGGAAGATAAACACTTTACCTTCATTCTCTGGATTCTGTGGATCACGCACTACAAGGATGTTTGAGTATGCGGAGAACTTCTTGAATCTACGACGAGCAGACTCTTCATCTCCGGAAGCCCATATCTTGGATGCGGAATCACATACTGGACATTTCTTATTAATGGATTTAGGACAGTTCTCAATAACCCACTTACCAGACGGTGCCTGATATCCATGGTTATAAACGATAGCATATGGAATATCCATATCAGGTGCTGGGAGGAAACGGATGATTGCATCATAGGTTCCATCTTCTTTAAGCTTAGGCTGGAATAGATTTACATCAACTGCTCTATCGCCATGTCCTGCACCTTTCTTATCAAAAGTCTTCATCTCATTAGCTACTGCGTTCCAATCAATTTTACGTGCCATTTTACTTGCTCCTAGTTTATTATTTTTAGATTTATTACTTGCTCGATTACGTCTATTATCCGTCTTGCGTTTTCATGCTCTGCACTCTCTGGGAAAGTTGAAACATTAAACGCGCTTTTATAGCGTAAGATGAATAATGGTGAGATGTATTGGTTTTTCATGAAGTCATACACAAGGCTCTCACCATTACTATTTATATTAAAGTAATTTTGTATGGAATCAAACCCAGTTTTTTTAGAGACCTGAATTATAAAATCCTGATCCTTTCTATTCCGTTCTTCGGAAAATAAGTTTGACACCTTAGAAATACTTTCAATATCCCACTTCGATGGATTATAGAGGAACTCTCTACCTCCACCTTCCATGAGTAGCTTATACAGTATATGTAAGCAAAATTCCTTCATGGAAAAATGATTATTATTATACAACTGCAATAGTTTATCACAACCATTGATCATGTGTATACCTTTAACCTTTATCACTGCATTGCTCACATACTGTTTAATTTCTTTATTCTCAATCAAACCTTTATCCACGTTCCTTAGAAAAAGGTAGAAATGTTGGGGTTTTATTGTTATCATATCACTCTTCTATGATTAAGGTCAGTCGTGTTTTCTTCTGTTTGATATTATATTTCAAAGTCATTTCCTCTCTAAGGATATAGAGATTCTCTTCATTGAAACAGTTGGCTACAGTTTTCATATCAAAGTAATCTTCTTCCAAGTATAGTGCCATATCATGGATGCTAAACTTCTTTTCGGAGTTCATCATCTTTATGAATATGTTAAACTTATGGAAGTGTTCATTCTTATTTCGTCTACCATTAGCAACCAACATAAGATCGAAACCCATTTTCTCCATCTCTGTAGAAAAGACTTCCTTTGAAAGATTTTTGAATATATCTGATTCCAAATCTCTATTAACCATGCAATCTTTCTTTGGACGGATTTCATCCAACATGAAAGAGTCAATAGTATTCCCTTCACTCATTCTATACCTGCAATGTTATTTACTTTAACTCTACCATTATTTCTTATAGCCGATATTGCAGCTACTGCAGCATCATCAACCAAATTATTTGTTGGTTTCTTCACAGGTGTAGCGTCATTGTTATCATCTATATCATATATCCGCATCTTTGGAAAGCATACACCAACGTGCATCTTTTGTTGATTTATACCATATCGGTTTTTCAACAGCATCCAAATATATCTTCCAGCTTCTCTCATTTCATCAGTAATAGATACACCTATGATTAGATCTGCAGTTGCTGCCGTTCCAATAGAATCTGCAATATCTGTCAAGTCAAGTTCGACACTCTTAATACCATTACGGTTAGTTTGAACTGCTGACCAACACACAAGATTACATTCAACTGCAACTGCTCTAAGTTCTTCTGAAATCGTTTTCATTTCAGAGTAGGAGTTGGAATCCTTTGTCTTATTATTTGTAGACATCAACCCAAGATAATCAACAACCAATACCTCTGGAATGAAGTTCTTTTTGATCTTCAGTTCTTTTAGAATTGCACGGATCTTGTTAGCATTTACAGTTTTTGCTGGATATTGGATCGCCACAAAATTTGATTTCAAAGCATTGCGAATGGCATCATGCTTCTTCATAAAGGCTTTCTTTTCCATCAATTTAAGATGGCCAATTTCCACGTCAAACATATTCGCTAAGATTCGTTCTGAAATCTTTTCTTCGGACATCTCTAAGGAAATGTATAACACATTTTTGTTTTGAAGCAAAAAATTTACTGATAATCCGCACATAATTAAAGATTTACCAATATTGGTACCACCCATAATTAAATTAAGACTTTTCTCATGCGAGCCACCTTCAGTGTGCTTGTCGAGAATCTTAATGCCTGTGGAAATGACTCTATCCTTCGAATTAAGAGCATCGTAAATCTTCTCACCATCATCTACGAATGACGTGCCGATCTCGTTGGAGAACGTAAATGAGAGCGCCTCACGCATCTTATCTGGCATATCCGACAACGCAGAACTCTCATCAGAGAGATTCTCATTGGCATCAAGTAAGACATTAAGCATTAAGCTCTTCCGATAAAACTCTTCAAGCTCTGATAGAATGAATTCCTTTCCATATTCGGAATTATCAATATTCATTATGTCAGTCAACTTATCATAAGTATCTTCACTGGACATTGATAGTCTCAGTTCATTTACCTTTGGAAATGAATTATACTTCTCCTGAAAGGACTGTATCTCTTTTATTATCTGTGAATGATTGAAGTTTGAGAATACCTTGGCGTCAAGATAAGGTAACAACTTTTCTCTAACCTCAACATCTGTAAACATATATTGGATTAGTAATTTCTCATAAAGTATTTTATTATCAGTTTCGTTCATATTCTCCCTTAACTCTTAATCATTATAACATTTTAAATTCGCGTCAACAACAGTTATTCTATTATGTCTATTAACTTGGATGAATCTTTTGGCTTCATCTTACAGTTATCTCCATGCCATCTGGTGTGCATGGCACTATTGAACATATTCCCACAATGATCACATTTTACCTTTGGAACAGTACCATTATCACATGAAATTTGATAAGGTGTTTTCCAAAGTTTCTTATCTCTATTAATATACTCATCAGAAGTCATATACAATCTTTTAACTTCACCAGTCTCAATATTCTTAATCATCGCCATACCTTTACGGCCAATTTTATTCTTATGGTCTTCTGATTTTGGAACTCCTCGACTGACTCTGGTCATATGAGCCCTAACATTTTCTATATGTTCAGCATACGCTTCTGGATTCTTTGTTTTCCATTCATTTTGACCATCAACAATTTTTTTCTTAGATTCTGTAGTATGCTCTTTTCCATAAAAATGATTATCTTTACCAAATCGTTTCTTCTTCTCTTTACACTTTTCTGTTTGATGAACACCTTTAGTAGAACCAACATAAGTTCCATTTAAAACCATTGCGTGATCTAATGGCAGTCTAATAGTCTTACCAGTTTCATTATGTTTAAATGATCCGTAATCTGGATGGCTATATGTTCCTTCTACAGCATAATTCTTATTAAAATATTTTGGATTTATTATCACATCATTTTCAATATGAACAGCACGTTCATATGACAAACATTCAGTGTAATCTTCAAAGTATTTCAGTACTTCCATTTTCTTTGGTTCTTTAAGTGCTTCTGGATAAGACTTATCTGACGGGCTTCCCCAATAAGGTTTCTTTCTACCAACTCTATACATCACACCATCACGAACATCCACATTACCTTTTGATCCAATGTAGTAACATGGATAGATATTCTGTCTTTCTCTTTCAATAAAAGTTATTTTATAAACACAGTGCATCTTTATACCTTATATAAGAAAAGGGAGATGAATATTCATCTCCCTTCAGACTCAATTATACAGCAGCTTCTTCCTCAGAGAAGTCCTCATTAAAAACGACTTGATCCATCGGAACTTTTCCTATGGCATACATAGCTTCCATTCTCTCAAGTAGATCAGTTTCTTTAATGACTGTTTCCCAGAACTTGTCATTAGAATCAACTTCGGACGCAAGCACCTGCATAGTCTCACCTGAGATAGTGTCATAAGAGTATGCACCGGACCTTGAAATCTTTGAGCTATATATAATTCCAAGTTCAAGAGCTAGGTCCTCGAAACCAGACCACTTGGCGATGCCTGTGTTCCATCTCACTGTGATTGGGAACTGTGACCTCTCTCGGACATATCGAGACTTTTCAATCTTAATTATGAACTTGGACCCAGTAACATCCTCCTTCTCTTTCAATTGATTCTTATTTATGATCCATACAGTATTTGAGGCATAAATGATACCAACACCAGAACCTACAACATCCTTAGAATATATCTCCATCGTTTTATAAGTATGCGCCACGCAAATCATTGGTATATCCTTAATGTTAAGAACAGGAGTAACCATTCGAAAGTAAGCCTTTAGAGACTTTGCTCTGGTCATATCCAATGCGCTCTTCTCGGCAAGAGCATTATCGAGTTCCCTCTTTGATGCGGCATTACCAACAGAATCAATAAGAAATATAACTTTATCCTTTTCCGTAAGTTCGCTTAACTGCTTCATACTTTCAAACGTCAACTGTTCCACGTCCTCAAAAGGTATATGGATAACTCTATTGATGTCCACACCATACTGTTCAAAGTAGCTTTTCTTAGCACCAAATTCATTATCCAAGAATACACAAACTGCTTCTGGATCCGAATTAAGATATGCTGCTACCATAACAAGTGCGAATGATGTTTTAAAGTGTCTGGAAGGACCAGCGATGGTAGTTATACCTGCTGTTAATCCTCCGTTAAGTCTTCCACCCAATGCGAGATTCATCATAGGTATGTGTGTAGGAATCTGTGGTTTCTCTTGAAGAATTGTTGAATCTACCAAAGTTTCTGTCTTTTTGATAGTGCTATTCTTCATAATTCTTTCCATCAAGGAACTTGCTTTGCTATTAATTAGGTTATCTTTTTTCATTTAATCTTCCTCTATTATACTTACTATTTTACTGTCTTTTAGTGTTATAACTCCGAAGTCTAGAGTATCGAACATTCTCTGTGCGATGGCTCTAAATTGTTTTTCAAACTGTTCATTGAAATCAATCTTGAATATTTTGTTAAACTCTTTCGGATAATTTCCAATGTATCCAACTACATTGGTCTTATATTTATTTTTACTTTCCACGAAAACATATTTCAATTTCGTGCCGTTGAAGATTTCCATGTAGGGTAGTTGTTCAGATTTGATAATGAAATTATATACTATGGCAGCTCTATTGTGCATAGGAGTACCAGAGATATAAGTTTCCATATCAGCTGTGAATGGTTCTTTCTTTACGATAGTTGCACTCTTTCCAAAAGGATCACCCTTCTTTGCGGAAGAGAACTTTTCAGTTTTGACATAAACAAGGGTACCATCATTCAGTGTTAGCTTCAAGCCCTTGTAATAACCATCATAATCATTAACTCCCTTAGGAGCAGATATATCTTCTATGGTCTGTTTCTTAAACTCTTTATAGCATTTTCTGATGTATTCCTGCATTTTATCTTTGTTAGGAACGCAGAACTCATCACCCTCGAACATAATTTCCAATAGGACTTTAATCTTCTTTCTGCTATATGCACAGAGATCTGATTTATTAATTTCAATGCCAGTGATCTTTAAAGTTGGTTCTTTATAAATCTTCTTCTCATTGGCTATGATTAGAGTGGCATATTTTTTCTTAGCCTGAACATATTGTTTAAGGATAATCTTTTCTCGTTTGAAGAACAGAAGATTCTTTGTGTTATATCTTTCAGCATAGATGTCCATACATCTGTTGAGGAATGGATTGAATATTCTTTCTTCAAAGTCGAGTGACCAATCCAAGAATGATTGATTCTCTGATCTAGTCATTTTGTAAACGTGTTCAAACCAAATATAATTTGAATCTGTATCTATAACTCTCACAAGTCTGTTTGGAACATCCCCAACCTTGATTTTGGTGTTTGGATAATACATATCAGCATGTTCTGGAAATGATTTTGAGAAGTATTCATTTATGCAGTTAGCAATATATTGAATCGCAGTTCTGCCACCAAGAGTGATCTCTGCAGCATTATCCAAATCAAAGAAGTGGAAGAACTTATTAGCCAAGCAACCGTAGATGGAGTTAATCAAAATCTTTCTTACTAGCTGTTGAGCATCATAATATTCTTCCAATTCTCTATCTTTATTCTCTGCTGCCAATTCCATCAACGCCTTAAACTCTTTTCTTGAGTTAAAGATGTCGGTCACAATCTTTGGTATAATTCCTTGTTCTTTCCTATAGTACAAACCAGGAGTGTGTGCTTTGATTAGATTCGGAATATCTCTTTCTGATGGATGCCACACCTTCGTCTCTGGAGATATGTTTATCATTCGGACAAGAGTTGGATATTCAGAAGTTGCGTCAATTGAAAGTAGGAAGTTATAGAACCCAGGGTGAGTTTCAACATATCCACCTTCAATAGTTTCTTCCTCATCATCATTATCGAAAGGACTATCAGAAAACACCATGTGTTCACGGTGCATATATCTGAGCATATAGCCTTCAACAATTGCGATGGTTGAGAATACTTTACCAAAAGGGGTTCTAGTCTGTGTACAAAGATTAATTACAAGGTCAATGAACTTCCTCTTCTTCTCTATCTTCCTTACAAGCACACAGTCTTGTACGTTATAGTCTACGAAAAGGTTCCAGTCTCTTGCCCAAAGATCATTGATCTGACCTTCAAAATCTAACTTACCTTCACCGACTTCTTGCAATCCGATATAGTTAAGAGAGTAAGATGATTGATTTTGGTATGAGAACTTTTTATATAGTTCCATCAAGCACAATACTGCGATGCCAGGGATAGTAAACATACCCTTGCGATTCTTTATAACTCTTCCTATTGGAGACATACATGCCATGTCAGCAATACCTAGATTCTCTATTCTATTGCAGATATACTTAATATCAAAGTCTGCAACATTCCAACCAGTGATGATCTGAACTTTTTCTTTCTTCAGAATATCACAGAATCTTGTAAGTAACATTTCTTCTGTTGGACAATGAATGTACTCGAAGTTCGTCCAAGTATTCATATCACCAGTATAAGGTTCCAAGCCAAGTGTTATGAACTTATCTTGTCGTATCAGATCAATGGTGATTAGATTGACAGGATACTTAGCATCATCTGGTTCAGGGAACTCATTACCAGATTGAATTTCAATATCAATATTGGCAACCTTGTAATTATTTACATTTGGTCGAAAGTCATTATCAGCATATCTCTTATGTAAGAACTTAACCTCTTCCGAGATATCTGATTCGTACATTTTAACATTACTGTTTCTCAACTCCTTCAACGACTTTCTTGAAGAAGCTATTTTCTTTGTTACTGGTGTACCATAGATATCTGTAGTATGTGATCGTTTTGTGTCGTCCTCAACATAATATTCTATCTGATGGTCTTCAACGATGTGCTGTATTCTACCTTGTTCGTTTAGTTCCCATAGATGCATCTTTCCTTTATATTCATCATAATATATGTTGGTAAACAATGTTATTTCCTTATTTGGGGATAGTTGTCCCTAAGATGTTTTTCAATCTTATTAATACTGTCTTCCACATCTTCATACTCTTCTACCATGAAACCTGCGGCGTGTGGGTGTCCACCACCTAAGTCAATCTCTTTTAGAATATTTCCAATGTGCATATCAATTCGGTCACTTGTCCTCACAGAGCAGTTCTTGGTCTTTGGATTAATGCACACTGTAAAGTCATACTTCTTTTCAGAAATAAGTTTATGGCATAGATCATTAACAAAGTTTGTTGAGAAGAAGAAGCAACCATTTATGATATCTGAATCATATATTGTAAGGCTATTATATCTTTCAATAAGAGCCATTCTTCGTTCCTTGATATAAGATTTTTCTTCGTCTGTGAGAATCATGTTACCTGATTTGAATCTGTTTCTAAACTTTTCATCCCAGAGTTTGAAGTAAAGTTCATTTAGCATCCAACCCTCCGGAATACTGTTTATCCACATATCATAATCGTTCACAGCGGAACAAAAAACATCTAAATAACTCATATCTAAATCATGGAGATTCTCAAAGAACTTTTTTACAAGTCTGGCTGCAGATTCCCCAGGAACGACAATTCTATTCTTCTCAGGGTTATGAAATCCAACAGCAGAGTCGTGATGATCTAATAGGAATATCTTATCAGAAAATGTAAACG